ACACTCCATTATTAATTGCAGTAAAAAAAACAGATCAAGAGTTAACTGATATCTTAATCAAAAAAGGAGCAAATATAACTTCCAAAATTAAAGAATTAGCTTATATATCCCAAATTACATTACTAACATAATACATATTTTAGGTGTACTCCATATACATGTTTTATTATGGTGTTCATGTCTTTTTTGTTAATATCATGTAACTCTCCCGTATAAAGCACACATGAAAATTCGTCCATGATGTCTTTATCATATTTGTAAAAGTTAAGCATGTTAATCATTATATCGATATGATTATTTTCATATATAATCAACATGTACGAAATTATATCTTCTGAATGTGTGGGAGCCAATGACCAAATATAGTCGATTATTTTAATATTTCCAATTTCAAAAGCTTCACATAATGATGCTCGTAATTCACTCTTGGTGTAATATGTTTTGTTAAGTAAATATACACAGATTTTTACGTTTTGACATCGTATAGATTCTATCAGAGCAATATATTGTGAATCACATTCATCATGACAGTCACATTTTATTTTATAATAATAATTTTGTATTATTGAAAGTATGTTGTGTTTAGCAGATAATATTATTAATTGATCTATATTTTTAGAAGTTACATTTACACATTCAAATATATATTTTTTGGTATTTTGTGGAATATCTGTTAAAGTTAACTTATTTATTATATTCAATATTCTCATTGTTATTTCAGACCCAATTTTTAGCATATATTGAATATCTTGTAAATCTTTTGTTATTATTGTCCACATCAATACATTTTGGCCATATTTATATAATAATTTTTTATTGTTTTTAAAAATAAGTTTAAAACAATTGTAGTCATCTAACAAATCATAAAACGTCAAAGAATCCTTTTTGTCAAAATAATCTATAAAGTTTAACTGTAATATGAGTGTGATTTTATTTGTTAGTTTCATTTTGGATGTATTACAAAAAAATAATCAATGTTTATTATTAATCAGTTTTACAATCATTGCAGATATAATTGAAACTATCTTTGTTTGATGGAAAATTGAATTATTGTTAGAAACACAATCAAAAAATGAGTGGAGTTTATTTTATAAAAAGAAATGGGTACAAAAACATTTATAAAGTTGGATTTTCAACATGTTTGAAATCAAGATTAATATCATATAACACAATCTTTTTAGAAGAAGATTGTCTGAAATACTACAAAATAATAACATCTGAAAATTACAAAAGTATTGGTGAACTCAGATATTTGGAAAACTTGTGTCACAATATTTGGAACAATTTCAGAAAAGGGAGGAAAGAGTTATTTGAAATAGATGATTTTAAGCAAGAGTTCAATAAGTTGGTTAACTTATTATCTGATAATAATATTGATGTACTTGTTCATGACAAAATACCGAGATTTTACTGTAATCCAGAAGAAACTAAAATAGACTATTCGTATCAAAATTCAAAGATAAAATTAGTAGAAGAATTTTTCAAAATAAATAACGAAGGCATGTTGGTATATCCACCTGGATGGGGTAAAACATTTATTTCTGGAAAAATAATGAAGAATTACAGAAATGTTGTGATATTTGTTCCTCAAATATTAATAGCAAATGAATTTGCCAAAATGTGTGTTATATTAAAGTTAGATTTTGACGTTGAAATTATCAATTCTGATTATACATCAGGAGAAAAAATGGAAGAACTAAAAGACGGACAGATTAAAATCATAACTTATCAGAGTCATTCTAAATGTATGGATAAATTAAAAAATGTTGATTTGGTGGTTTATGATGAAGCTCATCATACATGTGCTGAAAAATATTGTGAAACACTAAAATTAAAATCAACCAAGAAGCTGTTTTTGACTGCCACTCCTAAAATAGTTGATGAATTTGATATAAAAATACCGATTATTGACAGAGAATCAATAAGAGACAGTATTGATAAAGGGATATTATGTGACTATAAAGTTATGGTTTATAATAATTGCAGTTTGTTAGACATGACAAAAGATTTAATAAATAAACATAACAGAAAACATTTAATCATATTTTTCAATAGAGTAGAAAGATCCACCGAATTTTGTAAAATTCTGACAAAATGTGGAATTAATTCATTTAATTTACATGGTGGTTGCACTAGATATAAAAAAAATAAAATATTGGCCAAATTCTCTGAAACCGGTGGAGTGAAAATAATTTGTAATGTGAATATGATTTCTGAAGGTGTGTCATTGCCATGTGCAGATTGTATAATTTTCGCAGAGCCTCGAGAAAGTTCTATTGGAGTTATACAAAACTTGGGCAGAATTTTAAGAAAATGTGATGGAAAAAATATTTCTCTTGTATGTTTACCTCCAAATATGACTGATATTATCAGCATGATTAACATTATTTATCATCATGACAGCAAATTTCAAAACAAGAATGACATTGGAATGTTTATAGGAAACAAAGAATGTACAGATTTGATAAAAGAGAAAGTTAGGTTAATAGAAATTAATAAAACTGGTGGGTTATGGGAATATAAATATTTATTATGTTTTGAATATGAAAAAAAACATGGTTTAATAAAAGGTATGACATGGAAGTATTTAGGAGAAAATATAGGAAAATGGATAGCACGACAAAGAAGTAACTTTAAAAAAGATAAAATTGATGATATGAAGTTGAAAATGTTGCAAAATTTAAAAACTTGGAATAATTGGATTAAAACTTATGACCCAAACAAACCAAAAATAGTTAGGAAAGATTTTATGTCAACATTTAAACTATGTTTGGAATATGAAAAAAATACATCAAACATAATAATTGCCACAACAGTGTACAAAACTGAAAATTTGGGTGATTGGATAAATCGTATACGAAATAACACAGTTGACACAAATAAACTAGATTTATTAAAAACACTTAAATCATGGACAAATACATTTGAACATTATTGGATGAAAAATTATAAACTGTGCATTGAAAAAGAAAAAGAATCCGAGGATAGAATAATGCAAAAAAAAAATAATATGTATAAAGATGAAAACATAGGAAAATGGTTGTCCAGTCAAAAATGTAAACATTATAACGGAAACATCACAAAAAAAGAATTATCACTTCTGTGCAAATTATTCTCTTGGAATTATTTGATAGAACATAGTGAAGACGTTGTATGGACCAAAAAATTTAATTTATATCTTGAAGCTAAAAAAAAATATGGGCATATTAAACAAAATTTTCACTATAAAGGGAAACCAGTCGGAATGTGGTTTCACAACCAAAAGAAAAAATTGAAACCAACAAACATTGAAAAAACTAAGTCAGAAAAAAATAAAAAGAAAAAATACAAGCAATTAGAAATATTTAAATCGCATGGATGGATGTAAAAAAATATTTTATTTTTTTGATGATTTTACAAATATAATGGGGAATTGATATTCTTAAGTAGAATAACGTAAGCAAATTGTTTGTGTCCTGAGCTTCCCGAATATTATTTTTTATAATATTTCGATCACTCAAGCTTCTAAGGTTCATTAATTTTTACCTTAGATCAGACTATACATATGCCTCCATGTCCGAAGATTTAGGAGACCCGTTTACGAACTAGTCGTTTGGATTCAATATTGTATATATTTCTATACACTGTAAATCACTGTCTTACCACAATTACATAAATGTATTGTACCGTTGACAGTTAACGTAAACGTTGCATATAAAATTACCTAGCTCGATAATTTTATATACTAAGGATTATCACAGTCCCATGTTAATTCATGGGTGACTTTACATCCGGAATCTCAAGATTCCACAGATCCTTGTTAGCGACCTTTAATTCATCGCTGATCCATCACTTATTAATAAGAAATTACGTGTTGTTTGTATCCTAAGCTTCCCGCGCGTCAATTTTCAATCGTCGCGATCACTTAAGCTTCCTATACTCATTCAGAGAAATTACGTATAATTTATCTATGATTTATATAGGACCTGACTGTACATTACCCCATCATATGTCAAAGTAAATTATAAATAATTTACCTCTATTACACTTAGATGAGTTATCTTTGAACCAGTCGATTGGGATTTACATTGTTAAATCTTTCGATATAACGTCCATCCACTGTCTCGTCCACCCCAGAAATACTTTATTATAAATATTTCCTTCATGAGTTTTGACAGTTAACAAAGATATTGCTCTAACTATTGCCTCAAACGGACAATAACTAAAACTAAGAAGTTACAATATCTAGTGTTTATTCACTAGTAACTTTATGTTAGAAACCTCACAGTTTCATACCTTCTTGTTTGCTACTATTAATTAATATTTCGAATATTTCCACTCAAAACAATTAAAATTTTTCTATAGCACTCACAGAAACAAACAGCTCTGCCGATATTATTGGATTATTATCAACTACTTGTTGAGCAACTACCAAACCAGCTGCATTACCTGTACCGGTTACTTCTCCATCATTTCCGATATCCTCTGCCCATCCTTCTAATCCCAAGCCAGTAACTGTAACTGTGTCACCACCCATTTTACCTACAGTATCAGAGTTAAATTTAATGTAGAATTCTCTTGCTCTACTAATATTGATATGTCCAGATGGTTGATAAGTACCTGGATATAATGCAAATGTTACAAATAATGTATCATCTAGATCTGGGGTTGTGATATTGTATCCTCCGTAGTTATATGGCAAGTAATCTGTGTAGAATTTCTTTACGAAATCGTTGTACAATGGGATACCGTGAGCAGAAATTGTCATTCTGTCGATCATATCGTAATATCTTTCGAAATCATGTCCATCGCCTCCACATGTTTCTGCTGCATCGTAAAACGCACCAGCTTCTTGAGCACCTGCTGTATTACCTAAAATTAATGTACCGTTCAATACACCGGATGAATCTCTTCCGTAGTAAACAGTATTTTGCGTTGCAAAATCTGGGATAGCTGCTGGGGCTTTACATGTTCTGTGAATAGTTTCAACTAAATTAAATTTATGCCAATTTCGCAATCTGTAAAATCTATCTACAAATCCTTCTGCTACTTTAGCATTATTGATTGTTGGTCTTAATCCAATTTCCATAAATTCGATAGGCCATTTTAATTGTTGTAATAAAATTTCAACTGAACTTTCGTTGATAGAGTTTCTTTGTTGTCTGTGTACTCTAATTAAACTGAAACCGATACGTTTGATGAAAATATCGTGAATTTCTGGGTTAACGAAAACGTTACCTAAGTACAATTCCATTGTTTTTACTTGTGCAGTAACAGTAGAATCAAATGCACCTGCAACTTCTGTGAAAAGAAATTTTTGTTCGTTACATGCTAATGTTGTGTCGCAATTTTCTAACCATGTTAAACCATCGGTTAAGTCAAACATATTATTTGATTCTTCTAAGTCAATTGAGATAAATCTTTGTCCGTATGGAATAGCAACTGATGGGATCATTAGTCTTGGGTCTCTAAACCAGAATAGTATTGGGATCATTAATTCAGTATGTGTTCCATGTGAAAATTTTGCGGTTTGTAAGCCATCACAAACGCTGTCTTTGTATCTCCATTGTGGCGCAATTCCAGATAAGTATGCTGCTTCAGTACCTGCGGAAACTGCTGCATTATATGCTGTGATATCAAAACCACAACCTGAGTTATCGATACGTGCTTCTCTTGGCAATTGTTGTCCCATTAATCTGAACCAACCATCTCTTTTATTTGATGGTACATGGTATTTTCTGTACATAATAACATCATCGGATTGATATTCATCTAATGGATTACCATTTACTGTAAATCTAACTTTTTTGAATAAACGTTCACCTGGGAAATCACAATATCTAAACGTTGGTTGGTCAAGACATTGTCTTAATCTACCTTGTACTGTACCTGCTGCGGGGGTCCATTCTTCGTCTTGTACACCATCTTCAGAACTAACCAAAGCATTTGTTGTTTCTACTGCTGCAACTAAATCTGTTACTGTAGGGGTTACTAATTGTGGATTTGTTAATACACATCTGACCACTGGGTCTCCGAAGAAATCTCCGAATTGTGGGATACTAAATTCTACTGTGGATCCGTAATTGTGTGAAGTACCAGATTTACTGATAACTTTGTTATATTCTAAACCAATTGCTGCATATGGTTTAAAGTGCGCATTCATAAACAAAATATGTGTGGTTTCAATATCTGCTAATGTGGGGGTCGGATCTTCTCCTCTTTTAGCACGAACTGCTTTTATTTTTTCTATCCGAGAGTTCAATAAATCGGTTGCATGAAGCATACGGTCTTGTTTTCCGTCATTTGTGATAAGCATAAATCGTTAATCTTATATAATCAGATGTCTGATTATTGTCCTAAGCTTCCCGACAGAACTACAATCAAGAGTAATATCAAGAGTAAATTAAATATAATTTATCTCTGTTCTCTGTAATATTGTTGAGTTCGTTGTCGATCACTTAAGCACCCTATACTCATTTGGAATAATTCCGCATTTATATAGGACGAGACTTTACATTAAGCAAACATATCTCTAGAGACTTAGTTCACCCATCCATGATGAAGTCGTTTGGAATCAACATTGGAAAGAATTTCTTCTTAAATTAAACATAACCATAAGTTATAGAGTAATTTTGAAACACTTGGTGTTTCTCCGTTGACTCACTGTCTTGTCCACCCTGAGAAATACTTTAATTAAAGTATTTTCGTCATGAATTTTGACAGTTTTCATAGATGTTGCACATAATATATGTACTAAGAGGTAACAATACTTCATGTTTATTCATGAATAACTTTACGTTAGAAATTTCGCAATTTCATATCCTCTTGTTGGCGACTATGTATAGTTTCAAATCGCGCCCGTAGACATTTTTTAAGTGATTCTGTTAGTTATTTGATGTTCTTTAAGAATTTTTAAAAACTTCGGTTGTTATATGTAGGGAGAGACAAAAAATAAATTAATAATACAAAAGTCAAATTAAAATTGAATTTACTGATATAATATAACCAAAAGTTATAAAACAACTCTCACAACAATGTTACACGAAAAAACACTATTATTAACTGACAAAGGATATATTTCAATATCAGATATTGTAGAATTCAAAGAAACTAAGTTTCAGGTATTAAATGAAAATAATAAATTTGTTGATGTGATCATCACAGAGAAAAAAGAAAAAGTAAATAAAAATAATATTTATTTAATACGTGCAAGATATCGAGCATATCCAATAGTTTGTGATAAAGATCAGTTATTTCTTGTCTCTGGTCCTGAAAACCTAGTTATACTGTTACAATTGGTTCATTGGGACCAAAATCAAATAATTTATTTTATATGACAGAAAATAAATCATGGTATCGTAACGTCAGCTATGGACAAACTAATACCGCAAGATTACAGAAAATATATGGTGGGATTCCTATTTTCAATATTGTTTCATGATGCGATGAATTCAAATATGAAACTTATATTATATTATTTGCTAACTGAAGATTATATACACAACAATTTACGTTTTATCAAAAAACCATCATATATAAATTCAATGATAAATGCCCTCATAAGTAACTCTGCATATGCGTTATGGGCCATAATTTAAATGTTTGATTTGTGGATGTCATAATGATTCTCTTTAAATTTATTTAACAACAAGGTTATTTTGGTTTCAGGAATGTTTTTTTGTCGTTTTATTATTTCACTATAATCATTATATAATATATATTCTGACAGAATAGGCGTCATTAATATCATTCCACGTTTTATTCCAAATTTGATAGAACTAATTATGTTCTGATTATCTTCTGTCATGGTCAAATAATGTATTGGTATTGTTCCAATGCCAGATAATCCAAGTAATGCAGTCTTGCTACAATACAGTCCAAGTAATTTATTCATAATCACAAACAAACTTTACAATGTTCTAAAACAAAAATTGAATAATATTATACATATATTACAAAATCATGTCCGAGTCAATTCAAAACAAAAAAATCTACGAAGAAAAATATAGTTTCTGCGAATTGATATCAACAAAAGATTATGAAAAACTCACAACAAAAGAAATTAAAGAACTTAAAATAATGGATGATATGATAAATAACAGAGAATATGATGCGTTAGCGTATATAGTAAAAAATCATGATATTACCTACCAGATTGAGATTGGAGGATACAATGGTAAAGATAATTATACTTGGAGTCCAATACCAAAATACATGGATATGTTTGCTGATGATAAATTATTAAAAATAATAGAACAAAATATAATTTGTGTGAACTTGTTCAATGAATTATTATTTGGAGTTTGTGATTTTCCATTTATGATGTTGGTAACTGCAATAAGGAAAGACAATGTCGGCTATTGCAAAAGAAATTTAGATGAATATTTAGATGACGGAGACAATACAAAAGAAGACTATTACGACTACTTTAATTGCATATCTGTGATTAATAAATCAAAAAAATGTGCTGAATATTTCACATATTCGACATGAAGCAGCAAGATACATTGCTCAACTCGCCATATTTTTTTGGCATAAATTAAGTTATAATATTCTAATATAATGGCTACGACTGGCGATTCTGGATATCCTAGTTTAAACTTTAGACTAATTGGTCCAATGTGTGATTTGTCTGTTGTATTTTTAAATTCCATTGTCTAAAATTAATGTTGCAATATTACAAACAATTATCTAAATAGTTGTTCGAATAGATGTAATCAGATTTATACGTATTAAAAGTTATTCTGAACTTCGGGATATCAAAGGTTACTATCATTTTGCGTGGCTCATCATTATATTTGAACCCAATATCAGGATGTTGTTCAAAAATACAGTTCATCAATGACAAGTGAGTATTTTTTAGTTTATTTTTGTTTTCTGTCATTGTTCATTGATATAAATTACAATATTCTAAAATAATATTCGGTACGAATGGCCCGAATGATTTAATAAGTATGTTCCTTATTATTTTCCAACAATCGCAATCCGGACACATTAGTTCACTGTAAAAATAAAACTCATTGGCTGTGTGAGTTTTATTTTGTTTTATTTTGTAAGTTTTAAAAATTTTGTGACAAACGTTACACGCAGATATTTTGTTATCGAATTCTCGAGCTCCGCTAAATCTGACACTTCCACTAGGTTGATATGTTCCTGGATAAAGTGCATATGAAAATGTATTATAATCTCTGGTTTGATAACTCATCTCATTTATTGGAATATAGTGACAAAATTTATGTTCATTGTTATTCGAATACGTAAATTCCATTATGTATAATAAAAAAAATAAGTGTTTAAATAATAGACTTCGATTGAGCTTTTGTTATATTTGACACTGTTTTTCTAATTTGGCGCATTTGAACAATTTTTTTAATAACTTGTTTTCGTTCACGAAACATATAATATACAACAAACATCTCTATTAACGATTGCATACCATAATACAATCCGTATAACCGATACGTTTCTGTTGCATTAGACCCCTTTATAGTTACAGATAATATACTTAATGCAAAAGTCACAAATGTGATCACCACAATTTGTTTATAATCATTTAATATTTGATAATCTTGAACATTTAATCCGCGTTGGCTCATTTTATATATTGAATATCTAGTCCATAACGAAGATATCAGTAAAATTACATTAATAATCGCTGATATCAATATAACACAAAATGTGTATGGCGCAGCACATTCATTGTCATTGCACGTTAAAAATGGTATTATCACCAACGTAACACCAATCACAAATATAATTGATGATGTTATTAACATAAATTTGATAGTTTTATAACCTTGCTGTTTTCCTATGCCCTTTGGACTCACTATTAAACAAGTTATCACATCCAATACCATCAATGGAACTTTAAACAGACTAACATACATCCATATGATGATACCTGATATTAAATACATTGCATCAATTTTAAATGTTTGTCTGGTGCTCAATATACAAAATATTGATTTTCCCACCAAACCAGTTAATAGTACCCACAATATTTTGTCTTTGACTAATTTCATTGTGATATTTTTTCTAAAAATATATAACATAACAACATACACCAGTGCTCCGATCCATCCTATTATTTCTGACATTTGTTCAAGAATCATTTTCTGTTATGTTTTGTAATACTTATGATTTGAAGTTCAATTTTCACTTGTATTGGTCTTGTTCTGAGATTTATGATGTTTATAATTTGAATCACATATTACAAATACAAGAAGTAAATATTATAAATATGGATATAGCAATAGTTGGAACAAGAACATTTGATGATTATAAATTTATGTGTGAAAAATTAAAACCACATAAAAAATTTATAGCAAAGATTATATCTGGAGGGGCAAAGGGAGCTGACAGTTTAGCTGAAAAATATGCAAAAGAAAATAAAATAGATATAATCATACATCGCGCAAATTGGAGTACTTATGGGCGCCTTGCCGGGCCTATCAGAAATAAACTGATAGTAAACGATTGTGAAGTACTAATGGCGTTTTGGGACGGAAAATCTAAAGGAACTAAAAACAGCATTGATCTCGCAAAAAAATCAAACAAAATACTAAAAATATTCCGTTATGATTAAATTATGAACACATTTATTTTTTTATCTTTTGGTGAATCCAACAATAAACCCATCATTTTCCGTTATTTACAACGTTCCAAAAAGATCATTCGTAATAAGGATTATGTTGTAAATTTAATCCACAATATTCGCGCGGATATAAACTGTAATCTACCGGACGATATAGTCCCGATTCAACGGCGTCCTTAATTAATTCTCGGAAATTATCCCAAAATTCTTGAGGATGTTTATATTTTTTAGTTCCTAAGTGAGCAACTTCATGAACACTGACAAATTTCATTGTGTTAAAATCGTGTAGTTTTTTATTTTTCTTAGAACGTAAACAAAATTTAATTTGTTTTCCTTTTCCGAGTGTATATGCGGTGTCATTATTATACATTGAAAAATTCTCACTGAGAGTTTTTGGATTATAGCGTTTCAATATTCTACACACAACTTTTTTCATGTGGCGGTCTCTAGAACCTAACCCGGCTTCTCCTTTTAGTTTAGAAACCACTTCACAACCACCCTGAACATATTTTTTTCTTAAAAATTCTATGAATTGTTGATTGAACAAATTTATTTTAGCCAATAGATTTGCAGCTTCCATCTGACTTTTGTCTTCAAACATTCTTACAGTATTGTAATTTCTTCCGTCGAGACTTGATCTCACTGGCTCATAAATCATCAATCTTAACATGACTAAGAAAAGAAGGGCAATAACAACACATATTAATATCTCAAACATTTTATATTACGCACAAGTATATAATTACAGTGTTATAATATTAACAAACCTCGCGATTTGCAAATAATAAACAGCATGTTCAAAACAGTTTCGATCAAGGTTCAAGTTGTGACAAAAACGAGCGATACATTAATTAAATTTGGTAACAAAGAAAAACGAGGCGGAGAAGAAACGTTTGATTTTTCATTGAAAGAAATAAAAGACATTGACGAAAAAAAAGAATTAACGTCAGTAATCCCTGTAACTGTTTCAGTCATTTCCAATACTAAATTTCAATCAAACGCCAATAAGATAAATGTGTATGGAATAGACACTATCAAGGATTTGAAATATAAATTAGAAAAGATAACTGGAATTCCATATCATCGACAACATTTAAGTTTAGATGGTAATGTGCTTCAATATCTGGTTTATCGGGATAATACTATAATTCCAATAAATATAGACGAAGCATTTAGTCCTTCAGATAATATTGCAATGGTCGGGTCAATACCAATATTGTACAAACAAGTTTTCGAATACAAAGATAATATTAGAATTAAAATTGATAATAAGCGACTGCAAGATTTAGATATCAGCGGGAAATTCAAATTAGTTGATCTTGATTATTTTCTGTCAAATATGGAAAATTTAAATGAAGATGTTGTATTAAAAAATATAGTGTATTATAGTTTTATTATGCCATTATTTCCTGTAATATCGTTGGAAATGTTTCAATTTATATTGGACGACGAGTCTAATAAAATAACTTCAACGTTTCCGGATTTGATAGAAAATATAGATAAGCCCGACCAATTAATATCAGATGTGAATTCACATAATTCTCAAATCAAAAGATATCACAGTGAATTAAAATCATTCATTACAAAATCAATAATGAAGGTAACATCGCCGATAAAATGTGTTATTGATACATTAGAGTTATTTAATATATTGGAATTGACACCAGAGTACAACACTGCTAAAGTTAACACATCAACTAAGTTTAAAACTATAGAAATTATGAAAAAATTCACAATTGGTTGTGTTAATGTTAATTTGGAAAATTTCTACATAAACAACAATAATATTATTATAAATGTCAGAAATGGTAATATAAATTACCAAGTGGTGATAAGTTCATCAGGAAACTATACCTTGTATACAAAATGGCGATATGAGAATAAAATGACATTCTCTAAAATAATTAAATATATATCAAACACAATGTCTAATTTAATTAAACTTATAAACAAAAGTAGTGCAATAAAATTTGGAAAGTTATTTTTGCCAACTAATAAAACTACAACATTTTATGATGTCAGCGTTAATATCAATTATACTCAAAATTTGGACAATGTTTCAATGAAATTAATAACCAAGATAATAAATGAGTATATGGCTACCGGAATTATGGACACTAATAAAAATAAAGAAAATACATCCAAAACATATTATTACCGGTTTAAAAAGTCAATGGTTGATTACGATTTGGGGAGAATGTTTCAAAATACCGATATAACAGAGAATGAGTTTTTGTATTTGAGTAATGATGCGTTAAAAGAAATATATTGTTCAATTGTAAAAAACAAAGCACTTTTATCTGTTACCTTTGAATATGGAGCAATTAAATTTAATTTATCTAATGTCAGTGAAGAAGAACATATTATAATAGTCAAGTTTTTGGCATCTATTATTTACCGTATTATCAAAAATAAAGAAACTCTTTCTAAAACAACTATGGATTTGCGTAGATTAAAAGATGTCGACCCGCAACTGTTTTCATACAGCAGTATATATAAAACCGGTACACCATATTCCAGATTATGTCAGGGCGACAAACAACCCAATATATTTGATCCTTCTAATGAATCTGCTGCCAAACTTAAAAAATTACAGGAAGAAGGGAAAATCATCAAGTTTTATAATGTAACAGAAGATACTGAACAATGGTATGGTTGTAATAAAAAATATCCATATTTAAGATTTATCACTGAAAAACATCCGGAAGGGTATTGTATGCCCTGTTGTGCTAAAAACTCGGCAATTAAAACAAATAAGTTTAAAGAATATAAGACATGTCTGTTGGAGAACAAATATTTTGACAAATCAGTAAATAAAATTACTGAGAATTATCAAAAAAGATATACAATATCATATCGAGAGCATATATTACCTGGGCGAGTTATGTTTTTGCCGAGCACTAGTTTGGGATTATTGATCTATGAAAATATATTGCTTGAGGAAGATAGGTGTCGTTCCAAGGCTTTGATGTATGCTGTTGGAATAAAGCAACACAATCCTATTCTTACAATGTTAGCGAACATATTACAAAAAACAGAATCGAATACATTGGACAAGCTCATATGCGAAATATCAACTTATCCTAACAAATTCCAATTATTATATAATGGTGGAATTTATAAATATTTTCTCAACAACAATGAATTATTATATTATATCAGAAACCCGAGTCCAGGAAAATTGGATAAAAATGAAAGGTGCGGATTATATGAAGAAATAAGCCGAGTATATTTAAATATACCGATATTGAAGTTTGTTGATAATAACTGTGACGGAAACGTATGTATTTCAATCTCTCCAAATGTGCTCAAACAGTATTTGACATTTGGTGTTATGATAAAAGTACAATCGGCGACATATCCAATATATCAAGTGAATCCGACAAAATATTTTTCAGACATGATGATTGAAAAAACATTATTTACAAAGAATGATAAAATAATTCAGTTGATTGGACAAATGGTTGACAATTATAAGATCGATGTTAAACAAGTTAAATATGACCTCCGTTATTACAAAAATAAATATAAAGTAGTAAAAAAATATATAAACTCATCAGGACTTTGTTATGCTATTAATATATCAGATAATGGTTCTATTACAACGTTGCCAATAATTGCTTCTGATTTACAATACAACGATAAAATTCCCATAGAACTTAAACATCCAAAGTGGAACTCAACAGTGACAGATGTTTTAAAATATGTTACAGAAATCAAAAGAGTATATATAAGTAATGGATATTATTGCGGCGTTGAAGACAAATATAAATTATTTTATTGGTTCAAACCAACTAAAAATAAATCAGCGAAATTTACTAACATTGAGCAATATATATTACCTGTAACACCACATGCAATCAAAGGAGAAATTACAGAAGACGGTGATGGTTCAGACAGAATTACAAATCAAAAGGACAAAGAAGTTTCGAACACATTATATGATATCTATTTTTATAAACTATTTCGATTGCATGTTTCTCACCAATTAGAAAATGTGCGAGATAAATCATTAAGACATAAATTAAAATCAGGAGCATCAATAGATAAAATATTGAAAAATTATCCAAAAGATTTAGATAACATAATAAAATATGGAGTTTATGAAACACAATACAATTTTGACAGAGAACTTTACTTAAAAATATTTAATGGCGATAAATCGACTATTAAAAAATATATTGAGAAAATTGTTGATAAATTATCTGTAATAGTACCAATCGTCAACATAAATAAATTTCCATCGATATTGAAAGTATGCGAAAAAAATCCAACATATTATTGCAAAAATAATAAATTAATGATAACAAAAAAGACAAAGATTCATTATATTAATCTGTTAGTGTCAGATATTTTGAACCCTCTTAAAAAAGATTATATAGTATCAAAATTATACATCGACAATGTGTTGAATAAATTTAAATTTATAGTCAGACCAAACGAAGAAATATATATTATTTAACGGAGGGGACGTCCCACCTCCCCTGCGGAGGAGGTATTCTATAAAAAATTAACAAAAATTATCGTAACCATTAGCGTAAGCTCCGCAGAGGAGGTGCGGAGGGGAGGTGGGACGTCCCCTCTGCTAATTATACACTTTTCCAAACCTTTTCACATAATCTGTCATCACGATTTGTTTCAGTGTAAGGTATTTTTTTGTACATTTTACATAGCGGTTCCCATATATTTTTATCATGTTTTATCAATGTTTTTTCCTTCTGTAAATATATATAAGTTAACAGTCTAAGTGAACTCTTACCTCTCAATTTCCATTCTAATATTTTATATATAAAATATGGTGTGTGTATTGACTTGTTTATGTTTTTTGGTTTTATTTGTTTGAATACACTGATAACTTCCTTGAATGTTTCCCTTAAATCATCTAATACTGCTGTTGTCAGATATGGAGGTGGGATTCCCGTCAATTCTTTTTTTATTAATGAGATGTTTATGTAGCACTTCGGTTCTCCGATTTGTTTCAGCCATATTCTTATTTGATCAGACGTAATTAATTTTCTGTATGTTGGTAATTTTGTGTTTGACATTCCATTATTTTTTACTAAATTCTTTATTTTATTAACTGTTTTAGTGACATCTTTATTTTCTCTCGCACATATTCTGGCTATCCAAGAATCATAATGTTTCAGATTAGAGTAAGTGCTATTTTTAGGACGTCTACTTTCTTGAACAAGGAACTGATGATCTTCAAAAACCTCTCCTATTAATGGTTCAACAATTCCGCACAAATCACATGTTAATTCACTTGTTTTTTGTGCTATTATCATTTGTACTCTGCATTCACTACATTTCATTTCTCTTTTGTCCATACTAAATTTAAATTTATTTTTATTAAATTTTTGTATTAGAACAGACATCATATTTGTTATTTTTACTAATTCTTTTGTTTTTATTTCGGTTTTTGATTTAATCATGTTTCCATTTTCATCAATGTATTGTCCCATGTTATCAAAAACATTTTTTAAGTCAGATTTTATCAGAAACACAATTCTCTTTAACAATTTGATTGATTTGTCTAAATTTCCATTAAATCGTTCACTTAAAAACGTAGATTGATAAAAGCGAGAACATTTGCGTTTTTCTGATTTATTTTTAGATCTACCCATAGCATTGTATCGAAGCACTATTGGAGACAAACAAATCGAGTATGTATCTGTCACAAAATCAATTTGTTGCCTTATATATATTAATTTGTCAGAGCATTCTTCTATTATATCCAAAAATAGATATTGTTTATCTGATAAAAGATCCACAAGTTGACCAATGTACAATAATTTATCAGTAAAAGATTTATCTATTCCGTCGACAGTCAACATGATTTCACATATATCGCAATTATTCTTTAAAATACGCTCTGAAACTACTTCGTAGATTTCTTCGCCTCCTCCCTGCAGCTTCGCTCCCGATCCGTCGTGTATTGGAACCTCTTCTCTTGGAACCGGCGAGGAAATTGAGGCGAGACCTAACCCGCTGGGTTAGCCAAATACTGCGTATTTGAATGCCTCTTTTTTAATATATTATATTTGAATTTGTGTAGCCAATAATTATAAAAATTGAAAAAAATATATCTATTGTTAAAACATGGAGATAGGATTGCTTGATGAAGATAAATTTATTTTTGAATGCGGAAAACACAATGGCAAAACGTTCTTGTATGTTTATGAAAATGATTTTGATTATTGTGAATATATTACGAATAGAAAAATCAAAAATCATAATTTAATCTCATTTAAAAAATATTTGAAGGACAAAAGAAGATCATTTTCCGCTGGCGGTAATTATTTGAGAAAAGGATTTATTATATCAATAATATTAAATATCGTCTTGTTGATCTTTGTATTGGAATTATCCAAAAGATGTTGAACATTATTTTTTTATATATTACAGACGAAATTGCGTTTAAAAAAGAGGCGCAGCCTCACCAATTAGCGGAACCGGAGAGGAAATTGAGGCGACCTAACTGCACAGCTGTTAGCCAAAATCTTCGATTTTGGAGTCGACTCTAAATCCGTAGTGTTTAGCTGACAGCATAGCTGACAGCATAGCTGTCAGTCCGAACGAAGAGGTTCCAATACACGACGGATCGGGAGCGAAGCTGCCGGGGAGGAGGCGAAGAAATATACGAAGTAGTTTCAGAGCGTATTTTAAAGAATTGTCGACAATAATAATATATATACTAAACATGACATCGTTCAGAACTGATAAAAAAAAGGACAGAACCGATGAGTTTTATAACAACTATAAGTCTATGACAAATGATGAGCTGAAAAATGCCGTTGATGCTCTCACTGACGCAGAAATAGAACAGTTGAAAAAAGATTTTCCAAAAACATTAACACCAGGATATGCAAATCCAAGTGAAGATAAAATATTTTTAACAACATCTATGCTAAATTTACGTGGAGAATACCATAAATCTCTTTTAGAAACTGCATTTATTGCATGGCAATATCGTGCGCTTAATGAATGGAACGTTCCAAAAAATATTCCGGTCAAAAATTTACATGAATATAAACGTTTTGGCGGATCAAAAACATTTTCAAGAGAAGAATTAAATGATGAAAATTTACAAAAAAGAATCCACGTTCGAGAATTCTTAGATCATTTATATGAATGTGACCCTCAAAGTGTAATGAGATCTTCATACAGATTCAATCCTAATGATCCGGAAAGAAATTCAATAACAGAAGACGCACAAAAACAACGTGCAATGGACAACAGAGAAAAGTTTCGTAAAAAAGCAAAAAGAGTACGTAAAAGACAAAGAGACAGAATTAGAAAATGTAATGATGATCTTAATGCTCTGTATGATGACCTTGTTAAATTAGAAGAACAAGCATTAAAAGAAGAAAAATCTGAAAAATCAGAATTATCCACTAAATTAAATAATTTCAGAGCAAAATACAATAACGTAATGAGTAAAATCAAAGAAAATGCAGAATATGGCAGAAATTATGTATCTCCTGCAGATAATGATGGATTATATTATACTGCATTAAAATACCAAATGCCAGACAAGAGACGTTTTCAATATCAATATTATATGGATGTCAATTATGACCAATTATGTGAAGCTACTAGAGATTTATTTTGTTTCAAACAAGATATCGAATTAAGCAGTATTATCTATGATATTCACGATACTATGGAAGATGCTGAAAAATGGAGAAAAGAACACGAAGATGAAATTCAAACGGATGTTCATGTTGTCCAACTAGGTCAATGGACATTCCGTGGAGCATTTAAAGAAAATCGTGAAAGAATGAATTTCTATGACAGCAACAATCAATTGCTTAAGGAAATACTTGACAAACATAATGAAGATAAACAGATTAGTAATGAATTACTGGCTGAACGAGTGAAGAAGGCAAAAGCAAAAAATTTAGCAGAACATGGTCCAATGTCTAAATCCGCTAAGAAATACTATAAAGAAATGGGAAAGAAAAACTACGGAACAAAAGGAGGAGACGAACTAATTAAAAAATATATTGATAAGGATGGCAAAGTGTTAGACGAAAAAGACGTTATTGAAATACCAGTGCACGATTTACGTGACGGCGGTTTAACTATGAAAACATCCACTATTTACAGTAAAGCTGCAGCACCCAAACAAAATTTACAACAATCAAAAGAAAGCGAAATAGTCAAAAGAAAATAAATAATCTGTGCATCTCTGTTATTTGAAGATCTCAGAGTATCGATGAAAAAAATATTTAAAATTATTCATAATCACAAGGTAACTTTCCCAAGTAATCCTTTCTCTTAATAAGAATAGAGTTTGACTTGTCTTTGAGCAGTTCACTGGTTTTGTTAGTTTCAATCTTTTTTAATTTTTCAATAATATATTTATTAGATCTGATGTAAGCATAATGCAAAGGGGTTCTTTTTAGGCAATTTACATTATCTATTTCAACTCCATAATTCAATAATAATTTTGTTAAATCTATTTTATTGCCCAAAATGCAATCGCTCAAAGCAGTTCCTTTAATATATGTGTCAATAATAACATTCAAATTAAATTTATGACATATGAGAGTTTTCATGAGATTAATATGATTATATGTTGTTATACTGTGCAAGAAAGATGATCCGCTTTTGGTATATGAAAATTTTGCACCTTTGCTCAATAAATAATCAAATATTACGTTATTACCATGAATTGTCGCAAAATTTAAAGCAGTCCATCCCTTTTCATTTTGTTTATTGATTGTTTCTGATGTTGTGTATTTCTTGACTAATCTAAAATTATTTATAGAACATGCTTTCATTAATTGTGTATTTTCCTTCACTTCATTTATTCTGTGGTTGTAAATCTTAGCTTCATTTATAATACCATTTTTATATTTATCATTATGATCAAAGACGTATAACTGTTTTTTAAATTCGCCTTGGTTATATCCTCTGTTAATCAATATATCAGAATATGTGTTACCTTTTTTATTAATTGTATTTGGTTTGCATCCGTTTTCAATTAGAATTTTACACATTTTGATGTTTCCAACCAAAGCGGCTTTATGCAATGGTGTATTGTCTTTGTTGTCTTTATCATTGGTGTCAACAAATTTTAATAATTGTTTGAGTGATGTTAATCTGTTAAATCTTGCACAAATATGCAAAGGATGACCCTTTTCATCATTTATCTTATTTCCTAATATTAACAAAGGTGTTATGTCGTGGCCTCTAAATAACAACAAATCTAATAATGAGTCTCCATTTTCATCAATAATATTTTTATACCATCCTTTGGATACGAAATAAGTTAATATTTCAGGGCTATGATATCTGTACAGTGCAAACAGTACCGAAATATTTTTGCATCCGTTTTCTACTAAATATTTGACTATTTCTATTCTACCACGTTTTACCGCGTAATATAACGGAACTCTTCCATATTTATTTTTAACATTGACGTCGATTCCCCAATTTACAAGTTTCTTAATTAAAGGGAGACTGTAGCCATTACAAGCGCTATGTAACAAATTATTTCCATTTTTATCAATGAGTTTGATGTGTTCCTTTTTAAGTTGATTTTTTTGATCTTCCTCTGTCGCAATTTGATGATAGTCCATAGTTTAGTTTATTGTAAATAAATATTCAATTTTTATTAATATAATCATGTTACAGTAAAATCAGAAGAACTATGTATAACGTTCATTTATTTTGTTCATTTATTTTGTTCATTTATTTTGATGTTAGATGAAAAAGACGTTATTGAAATACCAGTGCACGATTTACGTGATGGCGGTTTAGCTATGAAAACATCATCTGATCATAATAATTAAAAAAATTAACCGCAATTACGAATTACATTTTTTCTGAACTCAAAAACTATATTTGTGTCTTTTATGTATTCTCTCACATAAAATTCATTTATACTGCCGCACGTACATTCGTAAATAATAAGTTTATCTAATTTTTCTGGTATTTTTATCTGATCTTCGTTAAAAATACACGCGTTGGCGACAATTGTACGTATATTTGGTATTGTATAAATAAAATCATGTTCTTCGCAATGCACATGTATACCATATGTTGTTTCATTGTGCACAAACTCTTCAGATTTGTGATGATCGTCATAATTTTTATACTTTTTGCATTTGAAAGGGTGATTTTTATTTGCATAAAGATCGATTGTTTTTAAATTTTTAGGTAATTTGGTTATTTTTTGTTGACAAATTTTATTTATAAATTTAATTGTTTCTATGTTATCAGGAAGACCGTCAATGGATTCATTGTTACTCAACATGACTGTTGTTAATTGTGTCAAAATCTTATTGTTGACAATTGATCCGTTGTCAATGTTCAAATATTTGATGGATTTTGGTAATGTTAATTTTAACATCACTGATTTTTTTTTTGCTTTTTCAAATCCAATAAAAGTTAATGAAGATGGCAGTGTTTCATATATTGATTCCAACCAAGATACAATTTTTTTAGTTTCTTTTTCATCTTTTTGACTATCTTGTATGTATGATATATTCGCCGGATATACTGGATATTCTGTATTCTTTTTTTCATAGCATGTTCGAAAACTGACGTACAAACATTTCAATCTTTTGGGAAACAGAGATATTTCTCCAGTTATTTCCAGGTTTTTAATATAATGATAATTTTCCATTTTTTGAAGGTCATTGTTGTGTGTGATAATAATAGTTTCAAACACATTGCACAAATATAATTCATCATTATTGGTAGGAAATATCGGACAATACAATTCTCTGTTATATACAAAATCAGCGATTATATTTGTGAGGTTGGTTATTTCGAATAGTTTGTGCATTGTTAGATAGAGTTTTCAATTATTCAATTTATATATCTTGTTCTTGTATACCCGAGAAATTGATTGTATATGTTACACGTAAATAAAATTTAATAAAAGATGAATTTGTTAATAATAAAAACAAAGATGTGTTATGATGAAGAAGGTTACGAAGAACTCAAACAAAATATTAAAACCAAACAAACTCTGTCAGCCCAAAAAATCATAACAGAATAAATTCTGATTCGTCTTCTTTTTTAGTTTCTTTTAACTGTTTTTTAAACTCGTTCATTAATTTTGTTTTAGTTTCTGTCAACTGTTTTTTAAACTCTTTCATTAATTTTGTTTTAGTTTCTTTTAAATTTTCTTTGAAATCAAAAATCATTTTGGTGTCTATGCCCCGGGGCATAGCTAGAATCTTCGATTCTAGTCGTCGTATTTCTTGTAAATGTTTTTGATTTGATGATTTATTATATTTTGCGCACATATCACATTCGATATTTCTAGATGAACATTTTTTCTGTGTATGTCCAGAATGTATGCATCTGCTACAATATAAACATTTAACACAGTTTTCATAAATATACGTCGTAGCATAACAAAACTCATGTGTATGAGTTGTTCGATTACATTTGTGGCACTTGTGCATATTTAAAACTAATTGTTAAAATACAGTAAAATTCAATTTTCATCATACATGTGTTTTTATAAATCTAAAAATGAACTTTACTTGTGTATCTTCTGATTTCACTGTGTTTCAACAATTAGTTTTAAATAATTAAAAAAATTAACCGCAATCACGAATTACATTTGTTCTAAATTCAACAACTGCGTTTGTATGTTTTATATATTCTCTCACAACGTATTCATTTAGACTGATGTGACACGTACATCCATAAATGATCAGTTTATCTAATTTTTCGGGAAGTTTTATTTGGTATCTGTTAAAAATACATGCGTTAGCGACAATAGTGGTTACATTTGGTACTGGATAAATAAAATCACATTCTTTGTAATTCTCGCGTATCAAGTATTTTTTTTCATTGTGAACAAACTCTTTATATTTGTGATGGTCGTCATAATTTTCATAATTTTTGCATTTGAAAGGATGATTTTTATTGGCATAAAGATCAATCTTTTTTAAATTTTTAGGTAATTTGGTTATTTTTTGTTGACAATTTTTATGTGTGAATGCAATTTTTTCTATGTTATCAGGAAACCCGTCAATTGATTCATTGCTGTCCAACATGACTGTTGTCAATTGTGTTAAAATATTATTGTTAACAATTGATCCGTTGTCAATATTCAAATATTTGACGGATTTTGGTAATGTTAATTTCAACATCACTGAATTTTTTTTTGCGTTTATAAATCCTATCATAGTCAGCGAAGATGGTAATGTTTCATATATTGATTCCAACCAAGATACAATTTTTTTAGTTTCTTCTTCATTTTTTTGAGTGTCCGACGTACAAACATTAGCAGGATACACAGAACCTTCAGTATCATTTTTTTTATGAAATGTTCGAAAACTGACGTACAAACATTTCAATTTTTTGGGAAACAGAGATATTTCTGTGTATATTGCTAGATTTTTTATATAATGATAATTATCTATTTTTTGAAGATCATTGTTGTGAAATACAACAGTATCGAATATATTACACAAATATAATTCATCATTATTAGTCGGAAAAATTGGACAATAATTCTCGGGGCCGTGTACAAAGGTTGTTATTATTTTTGTTAGGTCATCAATTTCGAATAGTTTGTGCATTGTCAGATATAGTTTTCAATTATTCAATTTATGTGTATTGAAACCTCTGAACTCTGCGAGTTTCTTTGTTGTTTACTATGAATTTTGTTATTGTCGTAAAAGAAACACGCAGTGTTTCACCAATTAGCGAAACCGGTGAAGATTAGACGAAGTCTAATCAGAACGGAGAGGTTTCAATATAACTGTATATTTAATTGTCAGATATATTATATAAAGAACAGAAATGTCATCAAAATTACGACATGAAAGACCTTATTATCCAACACATAATTTAGAGACAAATGTAATAGATTTGCAACAAGTATCAGAAATAATTGATCGTGATGTTGAAAAATTATTAGAATCATTTGAAACTGGCAATTACATATATGTAAATAAACAACACACAAATAGTTTGGAACATGGAACTATTATTGATCCATTTTATAATATACAAGAAGCTATAAACAGTGCTCTTTCTGGTGATACTATTATTATTAGAAGTGGTTTGTATACAGTAGAAAATTTATTATTGCCGCTCAATAAAAGTATTAAATTTATAGGTGATTCAATGGAAACTACTATTATACAGGCGGGAGAAGAATGGAGTCCATCACTTCAAAATATATTTGTATCAGAAGAAGGAGAAAACTATTCGTCTTATACATTTGAAAACATAACATTTCAACTGTCAAATATAGCAATAAACATAAAAAGTGCTGGGAGTGTTGTTATCACTAAATGTTCTTTTTATCAAAATGGGTGGAGTGGGGCGGGATTTGATCCATTAGCGACAGGGACAGCTGAAACTGCAGGATTAGGTTCAACTGCTGACGAATTAAAAACATTTGCGGAAAGTTATTATTTAATACCTGGGGGTGGCGCTGTGATGTGTTCCAATAGTTCATACTTTGAAATATCAAGTTGTATATTTTCATACAATAACAGCACAATTTATTTGGTTGATTGTGGTATTCCTTATGCTGGAGATATTTCTATTTGTGGATTTTTCATTAATTTAAGAGGAATAGTTTTTGAATCATCTGACGATGCCAATGCCGGATGTGAACGAATATCTGTGCGGTCGAATGCGATTGAAGGATGTTCATCAGAAGCCATATTACAAAATGGCGGATTAAATTGCATATATATATTTAATATTATAGAAAAGAGTTGGGGACCGGGGTTATACATTAAAAATACAGCTGGTACATTAGCTGATAAAAATAGATTTGACGATAATGGGTTGAACACCATGTATTTTGACGGAACATCTATTTCTTCTAATGCAACAATATGTATAGCAGGAAACAATATGAGAAATGGGGCTAAATTTATTGCAAAGGTGATTGATAATATGATAAACAGATCAATTGAAACTGAAAATGAAAATGAAAATCAAGGCTTAGAATTGGGCTCCAGTCTAAGTCAAATATCGATAAACTCTCAAGACAGTTCTCCAAATATAGAATTATTAGAAAATTCTATTGATGGCCAATATATTGGATTAAAAATATTAGACGGAGCTATAACAGATGAAGATGGTATTAAACGTACTAATTTGATACATGGGAGAAGTACGTATGCTGAAAATAATACCATTAATGTGCTAAATTTAGATGGAGGCCCTTATATTGAATTACCTTTTAGCAATATTTATGTTAATGACAACAAAATGAATTTTAATTATGATCCGGTTGGCCACACAATATCAATAAAACCGAACGGTAATACATATTCTGTCGGACAATTAAAAGCAATTGGACTTGATAATGGATTGATAAGAATAGTTGAGAGACAGGCCCACGATTCTAGAATTCAACATGATAATGTTGATTTTCACAGCATAACAATTAATGGAATTTCACATAGCGAACATACACACGAAGAAACTGGTGAAGAACATGTTGTAGATGAACTTAACGCATTGTTTATGCAAACCGGAGGAGGAAATGGAGATAATTCTGCCGATTTAACATTATTGGTTCCGACAATTACATCACCAATATTATTTTCTGTTACTGAAGGAGAATCTATTAATTATTATATCACCGGGACTAATTTTCCATCTATATTCAGCACTGAGACATTACCCTCTGGATTAGTATTAAATGCATATAATGGAACTATCAATGGTACAGTGCAATTATATAAATATAATGATGACATTGTAAGTTTGACCGGAGGCGAAGGAACAACATTGACCTCCATTGCGCCGTTCTTGGTCGACGGAAGTAATATTCAAATCGCCATTTATGTGGGAGGAGATATAAATACAGTTGTTCCTTTGGTGCTTGATATAAATTACACAATTACTGATATTAATAATATATTGCTGACATCTGCTACTTATCCATCCGCAATCTCAGGAGATGATGTTATATTTCGTATTGGAACGGATAATGATTATCAGTTCAATACTCTGTGTGCTAACGGTTACGGCAGTGATAATCAAAATATTACTCTGTCAATCCAATCTGGTAGATTTTCAGAAATCGCACCGCCATTCAAAAATACAAAATCAATAAGATTTGATAACAGAGATTATTTACAAAGTTCAATAACAGTAGGTAATCCATTATTACGGTCCGGAACTGGAAATGGTACATCTGATGCCTGGACTATTTCGATTTGGTATAAGACATCTCATAATGCTAACAACAGATCATTATTTGGTGCATCTACAAGTTCTTCTAAAAATTTACCTTATTTTACTGTGGAAATAGAAAAAACTCAAATATACATGGAATATGGAACACGTAATAATCGTATTAGTATTACAATACCTGGTTTATCTACGCGCGACGGATCATGGCATCATATGGTGTTCATTTATAATGGATTAAACACTGGAGGAAATTCAGCATTATTATCTGATTATTATTCTCGATTTACATTTTATATTGATAATGTAAAATATAATTATGCAGATGGCAATGTGACCGCGACTAACAAAGGAAATGGATTTAATTCTGCATTCACTCCTGTTAATTTTTATATTGGTTCTCGACACAAGACAGGTAATTCATTTATTGGATTAGTGGATGAAGTGTCTATTTTGGATCATGAATGTAATGCAACCCACGTTGATGAATTATATAATAGTGGACATCCTGGAAATTTAAATATTCATTCATCAGGAAATCCTTATAATTGGTGGCGGATGGGTGAAAATGATGTTTATCCTACAATTATCGACCACGGTACAGGCAATGAAAATGGAAGAATGTATAATATGACAGTGTTGAATATCGTTAATGATGTTGCGCAATAATATTGGAACCTCTGAACTCTTTGAGTTCTGCTAGCCCGTTTCCGCTTGACTAAATCCAAATGATTTATCTAATAACTCTACGAATTCGATTTGCAGAGCAATTCTGAAACGCTTTTTTATATTGCACAATTGCAATTGTGCTTAAAAAAGAGGCTTAGCCTCGCTGACTAAAAACATGAGCGAGTCATATTGTTTATAAATTCAACAACTGTATTTGTTCTTTTAATAAATCTCATAATATTAAGTTTATGTACATAAGAACATGTACATTCGTAAATTATGAGTTTATCCAATTTTTCGGGAAGTTTTATTTGGTTGAGTCCATCAAATAAACATGCATTGGCAATAATTGTGGTCACATTTGGTATTGGATAAATAAAATCATGTTCTTTACAATTCTTGCGTATCATGTATTTTTTCCAATTATGAACGAACTCATCGCGTTTGTGATGATCATCATAATATTCATACTTTTTACATTTGAAAAGGTGATTTTTATTGGCATAAAGATCGATTGTTTTTAAATTTTTAGGTAATTTGGTTATTTTTTGTTGACAATTTTTATTTGTAAATCTAATTGATTCTATGTTATCAGGGAAATCATCAATGGATTCATTGGTGTTCACTGTAATTCTTGTCAATTGTGTTAAAATACTTTTATTAACAATGCATCCCGTACCAACATTCAAACGTCTAACGGATTTCGGAAGCATGGATTTCAACATCACTGAATTTTTTTTTGTATTTGCAAATCCAATATAAATTAATGAAGATGGCAATGTTTCGTATATTGATTCCAACCAAGATACAGTTTTTTTCATTTTTTCTTCATGGTATTGTGAAGGAAATATATTTGAGTTTGTATTTACTCCAAATATATGTTTTGGTCCTGAGTTTTTATGTTCGTGATATGGTGCAAATTTAATATATAAACATTTTAATCTTTTGGGAAATAGGGTTATTTTATCACGGATTTCCAGATTTATGATATCATGATAATTTTCCATTTTTTGAACAAGATTACTGTGAACAACAAGAACATTACCAAATTTATTACACAAATCCAATTCATCATTATTATTTGGAAATGCAAGATGAAAATAATTTTTGTTGAATACAAAAGCAGTGATTATATTTGTAAGGTCCGTTATTTCGAATAGTTTGTGCATGGTTTGAGATAATATATTTAATTAATCAATTTATACATATTTGCGTTGTTTTGTGACAGTATATAATTTTATACATATTTCACATTGAAGCTTATAATAACAATGAGAAATATTACAACAACCATATTAATAATTGTATTACTTATTCCCTTAGTTAAACCATCAACAAATTCTACAAATTGTTTCGAAACTCCATGTAGAGGCAATAAACATTGTAGTGGTGGAGACTGTATCAAAGGACTTTCGTGTATACATAATTTATTTGATTGTTGTCCTGGAACCACATGTAGATCAAACGGAGTATGTGTTGCTAAAAAATATAACAAATGTGATTGAGTGTCATTTAGTTTTTTATAAGTACACCATTGATAACATTTTTATAATGTTCTATGCTACATAAATAAGCTAATTTTGTTAATTTAATATTATATTCTATGTTATGATGCGCTAATATTAACAACTTTATTCTGCGTTTGGTCATTAGTTTAACTCTGCGTTTAGCGTTCATATTGTGATTACATATATAATATTTCATGTTTCAAGTGTGATATTAAAGTTGAATAATAAATCAATTTTAACAACATAATGACTATAGCAACCAATTATAAACCCAACAAACTAATAATTAACAGCATTGACTGTGATATTGAGAAAGAGTTAGATCTGATACGAGATTTGAAATATTTTAAAGAAGAATATATAAAAACAGAAACAGAATTAAAAAAATTAAGGAAAAAAATAGATAAATATACAAGCGTGTGTCCAACATGTTTTATTAGATTTTCAGAAATACACACACATATATTAGCTAAATCTAATTGAATCTGATACAATATCGTACATTAATAATCTGTGATCAGAAGTATTGACAGCGTTTTTTTGATTGGAGTATTTAATTAATACTTTGTGTTCATTGGCATAATATTTATCATCCAATTTAATATCAACACTGGTATTTCTTATATTGAGTATTTTGAGATTTGGAAAGTATGGTATTAATTTGATATTTTTATTGTCTTCGCAATCTAATTCTCTCAATTTAGGCAAATCATTTGGTAACAGTGTTATGTTGCTGTTAGAAATATTTAAATATATTAGATTTTTACAATATTTGAATATTGACTTTGGGTTGTAACTTCCAATGTCACAGTTGTACAATTCATAAGATCCTAAATATCCACTGAAATCAATGTGTTCTACGTTAGTCAGTAATGACATTTTGGATATGATGATGCGGACAGTCCCATATCCATAATTAGGTTTAAATTTTTTCACAAATTTCAGAGAATGTTTATTTGATGAATAATATGGGCAGAAATCTGTCAATGTTATGTTTTTGTGATAATGTTTTGGAATACACATAAATGCACTCACAATATTAACTTTAGGTTCTAAATATTCCAAAACAATATTAACAATATCAGAATTTATATTATTATCAAGGAATTTTATTATTGTAACGATCAATGTCTTTTCTTTATTGAAATATTTCATCACTATTTTATTTATATTGTCACATCAATGTTCAAATTCTAAATATGAAACAAGACAAATTCTAAGTATTAATTAGAAAATCATTAATGTAATATATAAAGGACATTATCATAAATATTATTGATATAATGGACTACATTGGAACGGATTTATTAAATAATATTAAAATAATATCAAATATTCCAGCTGGGGGACGTTTAGATTGTAGTTGTGCTGGACTTAATGTATATACCCCAGGGTTTAAAAAATGGCTTGTGAGATATATGACGGGAGATTCCAGAGAACGCACAATCAACAGATTAGTAAAAATATTCAAAGAATTAAAAGTACGCGTGAGCATAATTATAAAAATAGTTGTGTTAAACATAGATAATGATATCGAAGAAGTGAAATTTGATGGAGATATTCAATCAGCATTATTTTGTATAAATAAATTGCCCGGAGATTTAGCTGACGCAACCAAAGGACTGCGTAATTTAAAGGAAACTTATGCAAAAGATATCGAAGTATCATCAAAGATCGAATTAATCATAACAAATACAATAGCTTCATTATTAAAAGATCTTAGACGTTTTAACAAAATATACAAATCTTCTGATATTGCCGAAGTCAAACGCGATAAAAAACAATCAAAAAAAAATGCTGGCTCTAGTGATGTAGTATCAGATATAGAAGATGACTGAAATTAGAAAAAATTACATGTAATTTGGTGCTTAGTGAAAATATTTTTGAGGTTTTCTTTTATCGCGTTTGTGCCATTTTTTATATTTGTCATTGATGTCAGGGTGATTTTTAAATATAAATTTAACTTTTTTATTTGTCAATTTATCAATGTTGTAATGTGATTCACCGAATTCACCAAATTTACATATTTTCTTGAAATAATCTTCAACTATTCCACATGTAACTGTGCAATCGTAACATTGATCAACGCCAGTGTATTTATTAATATATTTGTTTGGATATTTATAATGTCTAATGAGACTGTTAAATCCGCTCATCATCATTTCATGTTCCTTGCTGTTGTATACACAAGAGTCATAACATCCTTTGGATATAATCCAAGTAACAGTGTTCGTTTTCGGTCCAAACACAGAATATTTCATTGTGCCTTTTAAGAACTGAAATTCAAAATCATTATTTTTTAAATAACTTGTGTATGGTGGTTTAAACTCAGAAATACATATTCTGGGTTTCAGTTTTTTTACAAATGCCATTGATTTTTCAAAACTATTGATTATTCTTTCACCTATAACATTTTGTGAATCGCATCTAGTTTTAAATTCTGAATTTGGATACATCAAGTTAAAATATATGACATTACCGTAAGATACATTACCTTTTGATTCGTAATCATTAAGAATATCATTTTCAATTGGTTTGAATATTAATTTAACATTATTTTCAAAAATGTCTATATCTTGTTTTGTGTATGATGATGGATAGTTGATATCGGTTGATTTCCCATAAATTATAAATTTTAATGTTGGAAAATCTTTAACAATGTCGCATAATATATATTTGATTCTTTTTAATTCATTGATCATGACAATATCATCGTATTTTGCATATTCAGTCAATGTTTCTAACAGCATCATGTACAATGACATATAGTTATTTTTTTCACATGTTGTCATTTTATGTTTGTCAGATGCGTTGTAATTACGTTTATAAATTATTTCGTTAATTGATCTACCAATATTTATTTTGATATCTTCTTCTTCTATTTTAAAATTATGCAATCCTTTGCAATGTCCGTTTGACAATGTTTTCTTTTTATATTTACAAATTTTTTTGACTGGTCTATAATATTTTTTAGTTGATGTTTTTGTGCCAGCCATTCTGTTTTTATTTGAGTTAATATTGTTCATAATGTAATGTAATGTGATATGATGTAATTTAATGTAATGTAATAACTATTTGCAAATAGTTCAATTTTCATTTGATGCTATTTTTCTTCCGTGTTTGTACGTTACAATAAACTGTTTTTAGTTACTACATTATTTTACAGTTTCTTGCAACAATTGAGTTTTACAAATATTTTAACTTTGGAAATTAATAAAAAAAATTAGTTTTTAATAGATTTACAACATGAACATACACACAATAATAAATCCAAATATCCATATTTATTCATAATGTTTTTCATTTTTTTTGTACCATTTTTCTCTATGTGGGAACTCATCACAACGCATTTATTACTTTTGACAAATGTTTCGTCAAAATATTGTTCAAATATATCGTTGTTTTTGCTGTCAACTATTGCTTTCACTTTTATTCTCTCAGAAGTTTTTATTTTTCCTATGTATTTCACAGTCTCATGCACATCTATGTAAGTATGTTGTTCATTGGGCCTTGAACACAAATATCTTATAAAATAATAATAAATAATATTTATGCTCATGAATTTATTAGATTCTAATTCTGATTTTGCGACACTATTTGTCAATGTTAAATAAATATATGTGGACAACAAATCGCCTTTTGCGATCTTATAGTTATCATATATATGTTCTATTGTTTCAACTGACAATTTAATTAATTTTTTATTTTTACAAGTTAATATTTTGCAACAAATTGTTTCAGATAAATATTCTTTTTTTTGTTCTGATATTTTTGTGAGTGCTTCGTCATATTTTTCATTGTTTAACAAATCACATATTTCTGTTTCCATGTTAGACATTTTTTGTATATACAACATGTTGTAAATTCAATTTTTATATATAATTTCATACACATGCTTCTGTTGCAGATATTATTACAATATAGACGATTGTATGTGAAAGAAGACGGAGTCTCCATCAACGACTAGAATCAAATATTCTAGCTAAATACACAGTATTTAGACAGTTCCTGTTTCTGAAACCCCATGGGTTTCGAGTGGAACTAGTGAAGACTAAGCTTGCTTAGTCTGAGCGGAGAGGTTCCAAGAAGAACAAGACAGATAAATAAGCCATTTTTATAATTTGAAAGTAAAAAATAACTATATATTGAGAGTAAATATGAACGGAAAAATCATTAATTCAAATTATTTTACATTGTTGTGTGATAAAGAAGCAATTTCTCGAAAGAAATTAGTTGAACCAAAAATACTTAAGGAAGTTAATTTTAAGATTAAATTCAGAAAACCGATAGTATTTATTCCAAGTGATGTTCGTGATGAAGAATTAAAGATCAATGGAAAAAAAGAATATAGAATGGTTATGTTTGGGGCGACAGAAGACAAACAATATGCAACTGTTATAATTAAGGGAATTATGCCATATTTTGACATTAAGGTACCCAAACGTTTTGGATCTGATATCAAAGGAGTTAATAAGTTTCTAAAAGTATTAATGAAAGAAGTTAAATGTCACAGCAGAAAAATAATCAGAGGAAAATATATACATGAGTATTGTCCAGAAAATAACAGACCATTGTTCGTAAGATTATTTTACAAAAGATTATTGGATAGAAATATTGATTTAGGAATTTTAAAGGATAAATATCAAACTGTTAGCAATTTACTTGGAAAGAAGTTTTATAGACAAATTGCTGCATTAAAACAACTTGAATTAGGTACTGTTATGGAACTTAATAAATATGATGTTTCGAGATATGAAAGGTACAATGCATTAAACACGAGACAATTTGAGATTGACATTGACGATATTAAATTAAAACCTGATGAAGATGCAGATGGAAAAAATTTGATCATGTCGTGGGATATTGAGACATATGGATCAATTAATCCACCTGTTCCAGAACACAAAGATTCAGAGTTAATAATGATATCATGTGCATTTACGTTTGAAGGAAGTGATGAACCAGCATATAACCTAGTTATTAATGGAACAGACACCGATGTTAATAAAAATACATTAATAATCAAATGTAATGGAGAAGTTGATATATTAAAAATATTTGCACAAGTGTTCGAAGTATTTCGTCCTAATTTTGTGATGGGGTTCAACGACGGAACTTATGATTGGAAATGGATATATGAAATAGCACAACGCGAAAAATTATTACCATTTTTATATCGAAAAATGTCAGTGAGAAAATACAATGAATGGGCAATGAACAAAGTCGATTTTAGATATTTTTACATAAGTAAAAGAATTAAAATATCAGCTGATGCACCTCCAGCAATTTGTAAAACAATAATGTTTCCAGGATACGTTAATATTGATGTTCAAATAGCATTTTTAAAAGCTATTGGAGGCAAAGCAGACCGATATATATCTCTTAATAGTTTATTGAAAAAATATTTACTGCCAAACAAAGTGGATATGTCTATTTATGTTATGTTTACAACATTTCTTAATTTATACAAAGGACGTAATCATTTAATTCAAAAAGCAAAATTAGACGCAGAAAAATACAAAGATGCTATGCAAAAAATGTCCAAAGCAGTTGAATATTGTTTGGTGGATTCCATCTCATGTTATCGATTGATGTTAAAAGAGAACGTGTTATTAAAATACAGAAAAATGTCATCCAAAGTATATATGAGTATATCAGACATATATCATATGGCGAATTCATGTAAGATTGATAATATGGTTTATGCGATTGCCAACAAAAATGGTATTTTATCCGGATATATTCCGTTTAAATCTCCAATGGGAACTTATTCTGGTGCTTTCGTAGTGCCTCCGAAAAAAGGTTTAAAAAGAGTTGTCCAAACTATTAATGAATTAATGCAATATGCGAATATAGAACATAAAGTAGATTATATAAACGGATTAATTCCTAAAATTATAGAAAAACACAAACCATCAACAGTTGACAGAGTTCTTTGTGATAAAAATCTAATTCAATTTGACAAATATTGTGAGTTAATAACAACATGTAAAACAAAAACACAATTGAGAGAAAAATTAGTTGAAATTAGAGAAACAAATAATGTTTGGAAAAGAGTCACACAAGATGAAGAAAAACTTATGATTGACATAATGGTAAATGTAGGACCAACAATATTGACAGATGATATGGATGAAAAAACACTGTCAGAAACAATTAAATCTATAGGTTCGGAAAATGCATTAAACGCATTAAATAAATTTAAATTATTAGAACAAGATAAAAAACATGTATATTTTAATTATTTGAATACCAGAGCAATTAGACCAACATCAGGATTAGATTTCAAATCACTGTATCCTTCAATTATGATAGCATATAATTTGTCACCAGAGAAAATTATATTTACACAAGAAGAATATGAATCATACAAAAATTTAGAAAACTGGTTGCAAATGGACGCGCGATATAAAGACGGAACTATAGTAAAAATGTGGGTTGCACGATCTAATGATCCTAAAACGGGAGAGATAATTAGAAAAAAGATGGGAATATTTCCATTAATTCTGTCAGACTTTATGATTGACAGAGATTCCTTAAAAAAAAGATTGAAAGCCGATAAAAAGACACGCAAGCATATATTGGATCAAATCCAAAAAGGAGAAATTAAAGAAAATGATGAAATTAAAAAAGAATTAACAGATTTAAAAAGAAGTATTGCAAATTTAGACGCAACGCAATTAGCTGTTAAAGTTCTGATGAATTCATTTTACGGAGTTTTAGGAAATGTATATTCATTTCTATATTCTCCCAATATTGGGGCGGCTGTAACACATAAGGGTCAAGCACTAATAAAAATTACCATGGATTACGTTCAAACTAACGGATATAAGGTTATGTATGGAGATACGGATTCGACATATGTAGCATCACCAGATCATTTATTTAAAACTATCGATTGGGAATATCAAACTGGCCAAATTACAAAAGAACAATATTATATCGCTGTTATAAAGATTGCAATTGAAACTGTAACAAAGTTTAGTATTGGATTAAACAAAATGTTTCAGGAAGTCACAGGAACTAAAAAACTTATTATGGTTTTCGAAGAGGTGTTGTTTCCATTATATCTATTGGTTAAAAAGAAATATTTTGGAGTACAAAATGAGAAAGTGGAACACATAAAAGTGTTAATTGATAATATATCTGAAATCTTTACCAGAGGATTAGATAGTAATAAAAGAGACTCAAATCAAATTTACAAAATACACAATAACAATATAATAGTTAAAATAATGAACATCAATGAAATTAGGGATATTGTTGACATTGTTATTGATGAATATTCTGTTATGATAAACAAAAACTGGACATATGAAGATGTCGTTGCGAAACAGAAATTTAAATTAAATATCAAAGAAGGAAAATATGGTATATTTATGCAAAAACAAATAAGAGCTGGAAGAGCGGGACATTTGAAGCCCGGAATGACATATAAATGGTTAGTTGCAAAGAAACCAAAATATAATTTAAAGGGATCATTGAGTTCCTCACAGAAATCAGTGTCAAGCAGAATGGTATTTCTTGAAGAAGCAGAGGAAAGAAATTTACCAATTGATGTCGATCATTATTTGAGAGATGTCGGAAACAAATTCGGAATATTAATTTCATCTGACATATTATTTAATAATATTGAAACTCGAGAGGTTGGAGATGACACAAGTAACACAAGCAAAGCAGATTTAAAGAGAATACAAAAAGTTCGCCAAGATTGTGGTGTGGCATTCATAAAAAGAGTGTTTGCAAATCATGATGAAGATGAACTAACAAGACTGACTATAATTAAAAAGAAATCAGGTAAAATAAGAATAGCATTCAAAAAATTAATGAAAATTAAATTTCCTGGAGTCAATGAACGAATATTATTATCTAACATAGTGTCATTTGAAGTTGACAGTTTAGTTGATTATAGTTTTGATGATGCAGTTAAACATATAATTAACAAAAGTAAGCATATGACACCGACTGAGAAGATGAAAGTAACCAAAGACACAGATACGAGGTTATTACAGACTAAATATTCAATAGGAACTAAAAAATTAATCAACGCTGAAATTGACAGATTGATCAACGAATTTAAAGAATTATGTATAAATATAAATATAATGAGATATGTTGGAACACAATATAATTTCATAAGTGGATTATTACAGAATAACTCTGTCGATGATTTTGACATAAAAATAAAAAATAATGTAATAAATGTGGGCACAGGAGCATATAAAATAGAAACATTTATTAATACTCACTTAGACAATATAACCAGACAATTTAACATACTTGGCAGAATAAGAGAGTTATCAGTAAGAATACATAAATGGAATGTAAATCGTTACACATTGTTGAAAGCTCAAATATCAGCTAAATATAATGAAGAGGTAACTAAAATCATAAAAATGAATTTAAACAATAATGAATTGTACCATGACATATCACTCTAAAACTGTTCTCTGATCTCTACGTTGCAGAAACACACTAGACCCGAAGGGTATAGCTGAACTCTACGAGTTCAGGGAGTGTTTCAGAATTGCCATGCAATTAGTCTCCTTTGGATCATAACTTAGTCGTCTTTTTTTATAAATGCAAATAAATGCAAATAAATGCACGATGATCTATATGTCATGATGACATATTATTATGAAAAAATATATGACTTATTACCATCGAGACCAAGATTAATTATTTTTAAAATTCCATTCTATGACGCATATTGGACAAGTCATTTTTGGACAAGATTTCAGCCAACGATGAATGCAATGAAAATGAAATGCATGTCCACATATTCCAAACGAAGGATCACATTTTACATCACTTTGTAGTTCATTGTCACAAGCTATACAATTCATTGTTAATAAATTTCTACATATTCCACAGAATTCATTTTTTACATTGTACGTTTGAATTCCTACATATTTTGCACTGTATATACTGACAATATTTTTTTTAGTTTTTGATTGCTGTTGTTTTGGTTTTTGTTTTTTTTCTTGACATTTCATTCTGTCTTGAGCACAATTGTTGTTTAATGATCGAAACATATTAGCGATATAATATATTATCATGTGGTTTCAAATTTTAATAATACTGACGGAAAATAAATCTTATGAAAAAATATTATATAACATCAGTCAACGCAAGTATTAATACCGTTATCAATGTAATTATCAAAAATATTATGCAAATACACATGGTTTTGCATGCAACAAACCCTAAATTAACTCCACCCTCTAATAGTCCAAATACGATATCATTTGTATAATTGTCTCCTTTAAATGGTTCAATTTTAATGTCTTTCATTGCAATGTGCTAATAATTGATATATATTCAATTTTTATTGTAATATAGTGCAAAATGACGTATATATTCTCCAACGCGTTTACACCTCGTAACTTTGTCATATATTGTTTCTTTGGCTAATTTCTGATACTTGGTGGTCATTTTTGCGTTTATTACAACATTTTTGTTAAACTCAGTAAATAATTTGACAACTTTAAATAACCATCCATGTTTTACTTTGCTGTAATAATTATAGTGAGCATATCGATAAAGTTTCATTGCGTACATTTTTTTAATATCAGACACTATATTGTTGATTCCTACTCTGGTGCTTACCACAACCTCATTTTCTTTTTTCTCTTCGGCATTATGAGACATCCATATGGTATCCTCTGTTGTAATATTTTCTCTCCATTTTCCAACTTCAGTAAATGATGTTATTCCGATTTTACTGTAAAGTTCATCAACTACTTTAGATGGACCTGTAATAACCTTGCCATCACTATTTACTATCGATCTTATTAAAATTCCACCGTAAGATTTACTGTCTCCGAATGTTATATCTACACCTTTATATGTTCCGCCTTTATGATGGAAATAAAAACTATTGTTTTCTAATTGTTCTGGCTTACGGTGTGTATAGATGTCTTTATGACCGTCATTATGTAAATAAAATTCTATTTCAGCAAATTTATATACATGTTCGCCAACATGTAATTTACAATTGTACAATATTTCTTGTGAAATTTGCGCGAAATTATCAGATGTTGATTGTTCTAAAAATGTATAACCTGTGCTCATATCTTAAAATAATCTTTGTTATACTAAAAACAATTATTCAAATTACATTAAATGTTGTACATCATCAAAATTGAATTTACATTTGTTATTAATTATGGGAAACGCAAACACAAAATATAAAAAATTAAATTATGCGATATATAGGTCATTTTGGCGTGAAATGTTAACAGTTAATAAACGAGAAATAGATTTTCTTGTTGATGAGTTTATTGACAAAATAAAAAATATGTCTGAATATTCGGCAAGCAAAAATACCAAAAAATTTGATAAATTTTTCAAATCATTAAAACAATATTATAAAACCAACAGTAAAAGAGATTATAACAAATATATGAAAGATGTGTATAATGTTTTTGATAATTATGAAAATAGAATGGGACATGATTTTTCAAATAAAAAATGGTTTTCTGTGTTGAAATCAAACAATGAAAAATGTAATTTTAACAATTTGTATGATGATTATATGTTGCAATTAAGTGGATATATTGAGTTTCAAGATATCAAAAAACAATGTACATTGGACAAATGTAAAATTATAATCGATATTCTTGAAAAGGGTGATATATTTAACAAATATAACATTGAAATCCAACAGGCAGAGCATACTATCACAAAATTACTTGAAGAAATCATGAATGAATTGAAACACCAAGACTTTGAAAATAAATTGGCGCATTCATTCAGATGACTGTGTTTGTCTTTTTCTAAATTTTCAAAAATACAGCGATTTTTATTATTGTCTGACATGATTTTTGTTGTCTTGTTTTGATCGATGGAAATCCTATTTTTATTCATATTTGGTCTATGAATATTTTTTAATTAAAACTATCTTACGTTATATAATATAAACAACATGTCTATGGAAAACAAAAGAAAAAATATAGCAATTGGTTTCTTTATTGTTCTAATATTAGTACTTGTGTATGTTCTGTATACAAGAAATAAAAAAGATGAACAAAAGAAATCTGGGTTTCGACCAGCATCACAAATGGCACAAGACACACATTTGAATTTATCACAACAAGGATTTGATGGAGGACACGTAACACTGCCTGCGCAAAATGAATCTCGTGCAGAATCAGATGCCAAATTATTGTCTAAATCGTTATCCCAAGCGATGAATTATCCGACTGAAGAATCAGTGGATAAGGGATTAGTTTATCCACCAACATTCACTCCGAGCGTTGAACAATTGTATAGTCCTTACGACAACAAAAATGACAGATGGGGACCAATAAATAATACTGAATCATTACCAAATAGTCAAAGAATAAAAATTATGGGATTAGAAGATTCAATATTTTCGTCTCATAAAAATTTCATATCAGATCCTGCATATAAAGTAACGTCCGGAGCTGGTACAGCTAACATGACTGAACGTTCGCATCTTCAAGTTGGAGTAGACACTTGGGGGCTTAACCGGATACCAGTGGGGACCAAAATCGCATACTCGGGGTCTGCATCTGTATTCAGGCAAACTCCCTCCATTGATGTGTTGCAAACATCCTCCGGCTCATCATATCAAATTGGCAGCAACGTATAAGCACCGATTTTTCATACATTCAGATCATTTGGGGAGCATATATCTTATTTTTTATTATATATTAAAAATTGATTAGTGTAAACATATTACACCAAATAAGGTTAAAAAACAAAAACAAAAACAAAAATAATAAAAATAAAAATGAGCGGAATCTATTTTATAAATCATATGCTTTATAATCCTAGAAATATTTATAAGTTAGGATTTTCTGGAAACTTAAATTCAAGATTAAGTAATTATAATACTATGGCAATTCCAGATGAACACTATCAATTTTTAAAGATAATAGTGACAGAAAATTATATGAACTCTGTCGGAGAATTAAGATATTTTGAAGGAATCTGTCATAATTTATGGAAAAAATATCGTATGGGAAACAGTGAAATGTTTGAAGTAGATGATTTTAAAACAGACTTCAGTCAAATAATTTCTGAATTAGAAAATATGAATATGAAAGTGCACGTATATGATCATATTCCTCCTTATCAAGTTAGATATTCTGACAGAGAATATGAGTTATTTAACTCAGAAGTCAAGTGTGATTATAGCTACCAAACAGAAAAAGTCAAGTTAACCAATGAATTCTTTAAAACAAATTCAGAAGGTATGTTGGTTTATCCGCCAGGATGGGGTAAAACATTTATCGCTGGAAAAATAATGAATAATTACAGAAATATTGTGATATTTGTTCCACAAATTTTAATAGCAAATGAATTCTGTAAAATGATTTACACACTAAAATTAAAGTATGATGTTGAAATTATTAATTCTGATTATACTTCTGGAAAGAATATGAAAAAAATTGAAGATGGTCAAATTAAAATCATTACTTATCAAAGTTATGAAAACTGCTCTGGCAAATTAGTAAATGTTGATTTAGTTGTGTATGATGAAGCACATCACACAAATGCTAATAAATTCAAACAAACAACATTATTAAAATCAAATAAGAAATTGTATTTGACAGCAACACCCAAAATAGTTGATGAATTCAATATTAAAATTCCTGTTATCGACAGTGAAACAATCAGAGATAGTATCGATAAAGGTAGATTATGCGATTATAGATTAATTATTCATAATAATTGTGACACATTGGACATGGTGAAAGAATTAATTCAAAAACATCACAGAAAAAAGATTCTTGTATTTTTCAACAAAAGAGAAAAAGGAGTTAAATCAAGAAAATCTGAAATATTTTCAAAAAGATTAAATGAAAACAACATAAAAAGTTATGATTTACATGGAGAATTGAAAAGAAAACAAAAAGACGACATTTTAAAAGATTTTTCATCAGATGCAGAAGTCCAAGTAATATGTAATGTCAACATGGTTTCTGAAGGAGTATCTATTCCATGTGCAGACTGTATAATATTTGCTGAACCCAGAAAAAGTTCTATTGGAGTAATTCAAAATATAGGAAGAGTTCTCAGAAAATCTCCTAGTAAAGATATTTCCTTGATTTGTTTACCGCCAAACATGGCAGATGCTGCTAGCATAATTAATATATTGTATCATCAAGATAAAAGATTACAGAAAGTGGGAATAAACATGTTTGTTGGTAAAAAAAAAGAAATTTTAGACATACAACAAATATTAAAATTAATTGAAATAAGCAAGACTGGAGGATTATGGGAATATAAATATAAATTGTGTGAATTATATGAAAAAGAATATAATGTGCTCATTGTATTGAAAACATTATATTTAGGACAGAATATCGGAAAATGGATATGTAGAAACACATCATTTATTCGTTGTAAACAAATTTCAGACGCTAGAAAGTCTTTGCTAATGAAATTAAACACGGTAAAAGATAAATTGTCAAATAAATGGCTTGAAAAATATGATTTATTTGCAAAATGTGATAATGAAAATAATAAATCTCAAACAATGAAAGATTGGATGCAAAGTCAAAAAACTAACCTGAAAAATGGATTTTTCGACAAAGAAGAACATAAATATAGACTTCCTTTACTGGAAAAATTAGAATCATGGGGAAACACAAATGCTAAGATTTGGATGAAAAAATACACTGCATGTTTCAAATATGAAACAGATTATCCAACAAAATTTATCACAAGATATATAACTGATGACAAAGGTATGGATTTGGGAATGTTTATCAAAGATAACAGAGACAATGAAAGAAACGGAAGATTTGAAAATAATGCGGAACGATTAATATTATTGAAAAAATTAAGATCATGGAACAAAACAAGTGAAAGTGTGTGGAATGACAAATTTAATTTATGTTTGGCATATGAAACTGAAAACAGATTAAATATAATATCCAATAGTCAAAAATTTAAATACAACAATAAAAATTTTAAACCAAAGGAATGGTTATCTGATAATACCAAACGGACAACAATTCCAGAAGAACGACTTATATTATTAAAAACATTAAGAACCTGGAGTTACATAGATAATAAATGGAATTATATGATCAAATTATGTACTAATCATGAAAATAATAAAATTACTGAATTAGAAGAAAAAAAATGTGTCGTGTGGACAAACAAAGGTAGAAAACATTGGAAAATTAAAGAATTAACAAAACATGGCAATATACCAATTGGAAAATGGTTTGCAACTAATGCTAAAAAATACAAAAATAATACACTGCAACAAACAGAAAGATCAACATTAGAAAATATAAAATCATTAAAATATTTTATCAGAGATGATTGGAAATATAATTATGATCTTTGTGTTGAATACGAAGAGCTAAATCCGGATATCATAGCGAGTAGACACAGCAAAGGTCCAATTGGAACAAAACTGATGTATAAGTTTGAAAATATAGGAGGTTGGATAGGCAGTCAAAGATCCAGAAACAAAAAAAAGAAACTCTCCGAGAAAAAATTTAATTTACTGAAATTAATCAAATCATTTTAATAATTTTTTTCTGTTAATAAAAATTGAATGTGTTCAATATTTAAATCCATAATAACAATGTACCCCGAATTACAAACATTTAAACAACCAACCGAAGACAAAAAATCCAAAGATGGATTATCCAATGATATTGCCGAAATAATAACAGGTAAAACCGGAAAAACAACTATAGATGTTTGTGGATTAAGTATAAATTTAATATGTAAAAACTGTAAAAAAGGAATGTTACGCACAAAACACAATATATGCATCAAATGTCAAATATATAAGTATTGTATGAGATGCAAGAAATATCATAAAAAAAAACACAGTCATCCCACTTATTGTGATAAACATTGGAATAAATTAACAAAAGAAGATAAAATCTATATTAAAAAAGAAGCAAAAGCGATAAAAAACAGATCAAAAATTAAAGATATTGCAAGTATATGTTTGTGTTTCCTGATATATAAAAAAACGAAGAAATTTCTTCCATTTTAAGGATTTTATTTTTTTTAATCACAATAAACGAATGGTCATGAGAAAATTGAATTTATGATGGGTATTAACACAATGGCTATTTCAAGTTTAATAAATAAATTAAAAATAATAAATCCATCAAGTTCGTTTATGTATCACATAAGAACAGGAAATTTAGCACAATGTTCAAATTATATAAAATCCAATGGAAAATTAGAAAGTAAACATATGACGTTTGCTGTTAAATGGGGGCAATATTATGTAGTTGCACTATTTGTGGAAATTGACAGTATGATGTTTGAGCCAACAATAGATGACATAAAATTAGCTATAAAAAATGGATTTGATGACATAGTTGAATTATCATTATTTACATTGGGTTTGGATTGTGAAATAATAAATGATGATAAATTATTTAAAATGGCATTAAAATATAGAACCAAATTAACAGAATATGAAGTCATAACCATAATTAGACAACGCATAGATGCTGAGAAAGTTTTAGATGAACAAAAATTTGATGTTACAAATAAAATATTTGAACACGCACTTTACAACAAATGTCACAGATTTGTAACAAAATTAGTTAAAAATAAACAAATCAAATTAACTACAGCACATCTTGATATTGCAGTTGCACAAGGTTACATATCATTTTCCAATTTAAGAAAGTTATTCAAAGAAAATGGATTAGAATCTGAATGGATTAATGAACATGAATTTAACAAATGTTATTAATTTATATATAAGCAATTTTTTTTTATAAATAGAATTTGAAAACAATATGTGATATACAACAGTAACTGAATATAAATATGAGAGGAATTAAAATCACAAGAAGATCAAAAACAAACAAAAGTAAATCTATCCACAGGAATGTATTTCGCCGATCAAATAAAGTTAACAATCGTGTTCAAAAGAAAACATTTTTAACAAAAGTAGCGATGATTGGGGCGGCATCAGTATCAACATTATCAGCAGGTTATATGGCATTTAATTACAAAGTAGCGAATTCAGACGAATATTTATCTAAAACAGGGCCATTTATTAAAGATATTGAAATAAGTAAACAAACGACGCGTCTTCCATTTCAAAAAATAAATTATATTGATATGAGGCCTAAAAATTATGAATTTAATTTAGATGCCATGAGTAGTCAAAAGATGGAATTTATTTTACCGGGAGTATTTTCTATAGGTCCTGACAAAGACTTTGATGCATTAGAAAAATATTGTAGATATTTAGTTTCGGATCAATATTCTAATCGATTAGAGGAACTTGTTAAAGGTGTGATAGAAGGAGAAACTAGAGTTTTAGCAGCGACTATGACAATAGAAGAACTTTTTGGAAATCGAGATGCATTCAAAATTAATATAATAAAAAATATTCAAGAAGAACTTAGTCAATTTGGATTAAAAATTTATAATGCTAACATAAAAGAATTACAGGACGCAGAAGGAAGTGAATATTTTCAATATATGAGACAAAAGACAAGAAGTCAAGCGGAAAGTAAAGCCAAAATAGATATTTCAGAAGCACAAAAGAATGCCGACATAGGTGAAAAACAACGGAGAGTAACTACAAGAATAGAAACTTCTGAATTAGAATCAAGAGCAATTGGAATAGAAAATGAAAACAAAAAGAAAATAGCGGTATTTAATGCTGAGCTGGGAATAGTGGAAGCAGAAAGTAACAAAACAATTGGTATTGCAAATTACAACTCTGAAAAAGAAATTGAAAAAGTAAAGGCAGAAAAAACAAGAGAAGAATTAAGAGCCAATGATTTAACTGAAATTACAGTACAAGCAGAAATGAAAATAGCTGAAGCTGATGCAGAATTGTACAAGAAACAAAGAGAGGCGGATGCTATAGCAATAAATTTTCAAAAAAATGCAGAGGGTATACATTCAATGTTAGAATCATTTAACGGTGATAACCAAGCATTGATGCAATATTTAATGATTCGCGATGACTTATATGTCAAGTTAGCAAATGAAAATGCGAAGGCAATCAAGGATCTAAAACCAAAAATAACTGTCTGGAATACAGGAAGTAAAGAATCAGGAAACAATTACAGTAACACAATTAAAGATATAATGACAATGTTACCGCCAATGTTTACGACAATCCATGATCAAACAGGATTAAAACCGGGAGATTGGTTAATGCAAGGATTTAAACAAAAAAATGATGACAAACAATCTGACATCTAATAATTAATATATTTTTTTCTATAACATCATATAAAATGAAATTAGAAGGCACTTGTGAAGATCAAAAATACCAAATTATTTGGTTCATAATTTACGCAATATTAATTTTCTTCTTTATTGTTCCTGCTATTTTAGCAACAATTGTCATATTGTCATTTAGTTTTGGATCTAGATTAACAACATCACAAAGAAGTCAGAGATATACATCTCCGCAATTTATAACAGGTTCCAGCATAATGTAATATTATGGACTAACCTCAAAATATATGTCTGTTTTTTTTGTTGTTTTTACATTGGTTATTTCAAATGAAAAATAATTATATGTTTTTTCATGATGCACATTGGCAACGCCATATTCATCAATATATTTTTTAGTCCATTTGCTAATATCTTCATTTTTACAATTTGGAATTATTCTATGTATTTCGGTATGTTTGTGTTCCTGTAACCAATCTGAATTTATTTTTTTACATTTTCCGATATAATATTTATTATTTTTAGATTTTAATACGTAAACATACACCATTGTTATATCATTAAATAATTCAATTTTATATAAAACAAAAAAACATATTAATACAGATTGATCAATGTTTCTGGGATAACTTTAACCATTGTGTTGTCACAATACAAATAAGTTAAATTAATAAATTTGTTTGGAATCACTGTCACCTCTGTGTTACCACAATCCAAATAAGTTAAATTAATAAATGTGTTTGGAATCACTGTCACCTCTGTGTTACCACAATCCAAATAAGTTAAATTAATAAATGTGTTTGGAATCACTGTTACCTCTGTGTTACCACAATATAATTCTGTTAAACTAATAAATGTGTTTGGAATCACTGTCACCTCTGTGTTACCACAATATAATTTTATTAAATTAATAAATGTGTTTGGAATCACTGTTACCTCTGTGTTACCACAATGCAATGTTGTTAAATTAATAAATTTATTTGAAATAACGGAGACCTCTGTGTTACCACAATATAATTCTGTTAAACTAATAAATGTGTTTGGAATCACTGTTACCTCTGTGTTACCACAATCTAATTCTGTTAAATTAATAAATGTGTTTGGAATCACTGTCACCTCTGTGTTACCACACTCTAATTCTGTTAAATTAATAAATGTATCAGGAATCACTGTAACCTTCGTGATTTGACAACCTAATTCTGTTAAATTAATGAATGTATCAGGAATCACTAAAATTTTTGTTTCACAACAATGCAATGTTGTTAAATTAATAAATTTATTTGAAATAACGGAGACCTTTGTCCAATCACAATTTAATTCTGTTAAATTAATAAATGTATCAGGAATAACAGCAATTCCTGTGCACCAACAATCTAATTCTTTTAAATTAATTAATGTATCAGGAATAACAGCAATTTCTGTGACTGAACAATTTAAGTTCGTTAAATTAATAAATTTATCAGGAATCATTGAAACCTTTGTTCTACAACAATTTAAGTTCATTAAATTAATTAATCTAACAGGTATAACCGTAATATTCGTGTCCTTGCAGTTTAATTCTGTTAGATTAATTAATGTGACAGGAACATAATTAAATTTAATTATAACACTTCGCATGAGTTTTCTGTATTTATTGTCATATTTGATATCATTCAAATCAACGATAATATTTCCTATGTATTTATCTGGAATTTTTGATAATGCATCTTCATTTTTTGTTAATCCAACATAATTTAAAATCAATTTGACCAAATCTGTGTAAAAATATTTCTCAATGAGTTCAATTTCCATGGTTATTTCAAACACAAATATAAAATCAAATTATAATAAAAAAATTAAGCATTGTCTTTTAGTTTTTGATTGATCCATTTCTGTAATGGAACTGATTTGTATCTATAAACTGTGCCATTTAGGTTTGAAATTTTGGGTTTATTCATTCTAACTGAGAAGTAATTTGCTTCGTGTTGCGCAGTATTATGTGTCATATATTTTGTTACTTTTATTTTGTCAATATAATCATTGTCATAACAATTAATCATATCCGGTATGTATTTGTTGATAATGTTGATTGAACTGAGAGTATAATAAACAATTATGCATTGGAAATTACAGAATGATGAAAATCGTACATTAACCCGGCCATCTCCCCAAGAATTTTTTAATCGAACACATTTATTTTCAAAATCATAAGATTCTATTAAACATGCATGTCGTCCGATATTACCATTGTTGTCTTTCCATGGTGTTTTGATATCATATGGTGTTTTTAACATTGTTCCGTATTCAAAATCTTTCCAACCTTGAGCAGATGTGCAAAATGACACAACAACAGAATATTTAAATATATCACTGACTTCTGGTAATTTTCCGTGTTGGAGTCGGTCACATTTGATTCCTTTTTTATATATAGATTCTAAATACTGGATTGATTTATAAACCTGTCCGCCATTCATTCCGTATTTCTTGGTTACATAATTTATAGCCTCTTCTAAATCTACTTTCTTTTCGCCACAAATACGGGAGACTGCGTTTACATATGCAGAAGATGCAGCATGAGCATAACAATTTCCTGTATCATCTCCTTTTTTAATAACTATAACTTTTCCATTACTGTAAGTTATAGTATCGTCCCATTTAGCTTCTTGATTAGATAACGCGGCAATGTTTGTTGTTTTATTATAATAACTCATATTTGTTGTCTGTAATAGTGTAAACTGCGAAAAAATCAATTTTTATCGTTGAAAGGAAAAAATAAATTAATTTATAATCATATTATAAATTTGTTCGTAATCGAATTCTTCATGTTTACTATTTTGTCCTCTCAATATTAATTTTTTATTTTTATATATGTTTGCAGCTGACATTTTATATATATTTTCTTTGTATCCAATAGAACCACATAATGCGTCTTCGTCTTTTCTGATACATTCATCTAAATTACTTTCATCATCTCCGAAAGCATCATCTTCATACACATCTACTTTACTTTTTACTAATATAAACGGTATACCCAATGCTTTTAATGTAAGCAAAGGATGCAATATAGATAATGGTGTATTAGTATACATCAGAATTACAAGTTGCAGTGAATTAAAATGTGCCAATATCTCTGGTTTGAAATAACAGATTTTGTCATTAAGTCCTGGTGTGTCCCATATATTTAGAATTTTATTAGTTTTTGTTTCTTCACCCTCAATATTAATACTGTCTGTTTTAATGTCATCATAATAACATTTTTCTGAGCCAGTATAAATAATTTTTCCATTATTTACATTACATTCTGCAATTTTAGATATTTTCATGGTTGCTTCTCCTTTGTCGACTACTCCAATTTTATGTCCAGTTAATACTCTCATTAATGTTGTCTTTCCAACAGAAGTTAAACCTATGATTCCAATGTTTTTGCCTTTGTAATCATACTTATCTATTAAATTTCTAGAAACAGATATTTTTTCGATGAATCTACTAAAATTTCTTTTTTGTAATTCAGCAAATTTATTAGGATCCTTTTCCTCTTCCAACTCGTTTTTAATTTCTTTCATTTCATCCTGTAACTTTTCCTTGTCTTTTTTCTCTCTTTCTTGTTCAATTCTAATTTTTTCTATTTTTTCTTGTTGCAGTTTCATTTCACGTTCTTGTTTTTCTCGTAATTTTCTCATTTTTTCTGCTTGATTTTTTTGTAAAATTTCTCTTTCTTTCTTTTCTGATAATCTTATCCGTTCTCTTTCTTCAGATGCACGTACTTCAGCTCGAATTCTATCTTGTTCTGCTTTTTCTTGCATTTGTTTTAATATTTTTGCTTGTGCTACTGCTTGTTGTTTTGCTTGTTCTGCTGCGTATTTTCTTTGACCATTTAATATATTGTTTACGTCATCTTGTGACATTCCTGAACTTCCTGAACTTCCCATGATTGTTTTGATATATAATTTGTTGAAATGTTGAAATATTAAAAATATTGTGAGAGGATGTGTTACTTTGTGTAATGGTATGTATTAGTTTGGACCAAATTCAAATTCTATTTATCTTAATACCTCTGATAAACAATCATATATGTATTTGGAGTTGATTGAAATCCTTCCACTTCACTGACATTATTATCATTGAATAAATACACTTTTCCGTCTTTTCGTAATCCTCTTGCAGTATAATGACCTCCACTTTGTCCTCCATAATGTTCAACTTGTCCGACAAGTACATAATTAAGTTGGTTATTGATACCCCCAAGAGAAAATGATGCTGGGAAATCAACTACATATTTTCTCAAGTATTTTTTAAACACAACTATCAACACCGAAGATATATTGATTAATTGTTCAACTTTTCTTACTTTTACTTTTTTACCACAATCACCACAGTTATAACCTTCGACAATACATTCATTATTTCGGATATATTGAATCATGTCATTATTATGTTTGAATAATTCGCATTTTTGCTTTTTGTAGTTTTCATTTACGTAAAATTGCATTATTTCTTCTTCCTTTTTAGATACAACAGCGTTACATTCCATACAAACAAGTGATACTTTTATCTTGGATCTCTGTAATTTTTCATGTGTTTTATTTTGTAGCGAATCTAACAGAAATAATAAGCCTTCGTTGGCATCTTCTTGAGAATTTCCAAATCTATGTTTTGGATTATTTTTCTTTACGTGTAACATCACTGAATGTAATATTTTATATGAAAAATGTTCTAATTTAATTTTCACTTTAGGATCATTGTTCAATGTTTTTCTCAAAAACATATTCAGTAATTTAAATGACACACTTGTCGGTTTATCTTTAATTACCAAAGTAGTTTCTTTTTTCTCATTTTCTGTCATTGGAGGCTCTTCATAATTTAATATACAATCATTTAATACTGGTGATGACAGCAAAACTTGCAATAATGAATTGAAATAGCATATTACCCCTGTATTTCTAAATCCGTTTGGGGCTACAGCTGTATCGAAAAATCCTTTTTTACTTTTGTTCATTGGTGTTATATTTATTTTAATTGTAAAATGTCTCTAAATTGTTCGACTAACACACAGTGTTAGATGTCACCTCCTCTTGACGGTAAACCGCCGATCCGTCGTATTCTGTCGGAATATGATGCTCATTTTGTTATTATAGAAAGTCAAAATACGACGGATCGGCGGTTTACCGTCAAGAGGAGGTGACATCTACGCTAACAAATCTGCTGTTAGAATAGTCGAAATATTTTGTGTTTTATTTTTTAAAAAATATGAAAAAATATTTGTCTAGCAGATGAGTCATCAAATTCACAGAAGATGTGAAGAATTGTACAGAATGATTGAGTTTAATATCAAAATATATTATAAAATATATATTTTTTTAGTAAAAAGCACAAAACATGGTAAGTCATTTAACAAAATATTTAGCCAATAGGTTTCTGTCATTTATATTTCTAATTTAGTCCGGAAGAAATTTTAGAGCAATAACGAGCTAGCCATTAGAAATCAAAGTCTAAACCATCAACGTCTATTACTTTATCGCGCTTATCTGTCATTTTAACACTGATAGCAGGTAAATTTCTTGTAATAGGATTTTGGATTCTTTCCATTTCTTTTCTGATTTTACTGTTCATATATCGGTATAACTCTACCATCCAGAATATATGTCTACTAAATTTAGTATTGTAACGTGCTTTACCCAACGATTGCAAGTTATTAATAATTTTTTGACCTTTATCAGTAACTGCTTTTAATGATTCGCCAACAAGTTTATCGTCTTTTGGTCTAAGAACTTCTTTTTCTATTTTACTTGACGTTACAACTTTGATATCATCTGCTGATATCACTTGTGATTGATTACCATTTATAATTATAAGGTTCTTATCGTCGTCTTTTGCAAGTGCAGCTTTGGTACTAATTGGATTACGACTATTGACAATATTACTAAATAATGCTTGATTCCACAATTGATCACCAATGAATTTAGGTCTTCCTCCTGGGAATACTTTATCATATCCTGCTAAATATGCAACCATCGCATTGAAATCTGTATTTGGATTTTCAGCATGTTCTAATTGATATGGACATGTTAATAGTCCCGCTATATATCTGTAGAATTCATGCGAAACACCTTCTTGTAATGAGGATGCAACTCCACCTGGGAATGAGACTTTCTTATACATATCTTTCAAACTTACTCCATAATCTTCACAAACTACTCTGTCGAACGTATATGAATAATTAAGAATATTTGCAAAAGGAACATCTCTTCTCAATGCATGAACATTAATTGGAACAATATTCATATCAAGTATATTTATTACTCGTAAACATACTCTGTCTTCTGCATTTGCGCTATCGCCAGTGCAACCAATATATACTTCTAATTCTTTTCTTTGGTTATTATCTTCTGTTATCATAATAATATCAGTAATTGATTTATCTTGTTTTAATGCACACACTGATTTTTTATATTCAGTCGAGTTTTTCAAACATTGAGAACCAGCTAAATTGACTGCATAATTTTGTAAATCACTCAGATATCTTGTCAAACATAATGAATGATCATATAAATCTGTTAATTCTTTATCACTGAATTTTGCCATTCCACTTGAAGCAGCATTATAAACTCTCATTATACTTTGAATACCGGGAGCATATGCTAATTTGAAATCTAAATTATTAACAGCTAACAATTGTCTAGTTCCGTATAAGAATTTGAACTTGTCATTACCAGTTCCTGTAGCAGTTCCAATAGATTGTTCAGATGCATCTATAATCCAGTCTTTTGCGTCTTTTATGTTCATTTCTTCGTCAGCTTGTTGTCTGATAGAGAATAATATTTCAGACATTGGCATAAATGGTGCTTCTCCATTACGTTTTGCGTATTCGTCAATAAATCCTTGGTATAAATCGAAATATAATGGCGCATCATTTAATTCTGATAATGTAACTTCTGCACCTTTACACAATGCAGTGGAAGCATTAGAAATAGTTTCAAGAATATTGTCGTAATATTCTGTAGATTGTTTTTGATTCTTTTTTGTATAAGAAACATCTGCATTAGATAATTTATTTCCATTTAATCGATAAATTTTTAATCCTTGCAACATATTTGAGTATAATATGTATTTCCCAACTGCGGATTTTGCCTTTCCATCCCAGGTATTTATTAACCCAGTTAGATCACCCACAGTGATATCTATACCAGGATGATTTAAAATTGCTCGAATAATATAATCACCACTAGTTTCGTCGTTTTGCATACCAATGTCGCTGGTAACATTACCGTCTTGACAATATTTCATATCTGATAAAATTTGTTTAAAGTCATTGTTATTAAAATCAGTTAGTTTGTTTGCTATATACATTCCAATTTGCGTAACAATTGAATTTTTATTTAAATTTGCAATTGCATCATCACTTATTCCATATGATTTTGAGTCTTTTTTAATATCATTAAGACTGATATTATTCAAAGTTTTTTGGATTTCGTCTGCATTTTTGAATGGACTTGATAATTTAGCACAATTTTTAAAGTCACCGTATAAACCTGGTCGGTTTAATGATACACCAGATGCTATAACATTACATGTCTTGTCACCAGAATATTCGCACATGTTAAATGCAATACTTATTTGTGCTTTATGTTCGCCGATATAAGAACGTAACAATTGTGAACCTCTGTTGATCATTTTGAATATCTTACAGTATCTAGGCAATAATGCTTTGAATCCTTCTTTTAATACTGGGGATACTTTTTCTAAATCAGCATCAATTCCTATTTTTTCTCCTTTGGAGTTTACTTTGCTCAACAAATATCTCATTACCATACATAATGACGATAATACGACACCTTTTTCGTTAGGCATATTTAATTTGTATGATATTGCACCGTCACCTTTCTGTAATAAATCATTCCAGTTTTGTTTACCAAATACTGCTGTTGAGAATTGTTCTTGTGCGAATGTTCGAATAAGTTTTTCATAGATTTTACCAGTAATTGAGTCGATTGAGTGGGTCAATAATGATGCAAGTACTTCATTTAATCGCACAGCTAAACCTCTTCTAGAATCTTGGAATGCTTGGCGGAATAATCTGTCGTTTCTGTTTTGATAAATACCGTGTAATCTACCATCAAATCCCGCTTGTTTATATGATTTTGATTTTTCTTTACTGTCAGAATCAACTACTCTCATATAATTATCTAATATTCCTTGTACCTCTTTATTTTGACTATAAGCTTCGGTTTTATGTTTGACATATGGCACAAAGTCATTATAATATGCAATTCCAATACGATCTTTGTCATTATTTAATTTATAACTTAATCGAATATCATCTTCTTTATCTCCGAATAACACTAATTGGTTGATAACTCCTTGTGCTGAAATATGTGCATATGATTCTTTTCCATTTCCTTTGACTTCAACAAATTCATAACTGTTTCCCTTTTGTTCCAAGGTTATCTTGTGAGTACTTAATAGATTTTTATGAATTTTACTATATTCCATTTGAGCCTCCTGTAATGACATGTATTTTTTTAAACCGTTAATGTCTTTTTCTGCACTGTTATTGTTTCCAAGAAGCAATGTTGTTAAGATTGCATCTTCTATTTTTATTAAATCTCCTTGATATTCCTCTATTTTAAGAATATCAATTACTCCTCTAAATTTATCTAATGATGTTCTTACACATTTAATAAATTTTTGTACTTTAGCTTGTAATTTGGAGAAATCAACGTATAATTTAGCACCTTGGAATTTTACATTAATTAATTCTTCTAATCCAATGTGTAAACCAAGATGAACTTGCAATATATCAAGTAACATTTTAGTTTTGTTGATTGCTACAATGCATCTAGCTTCTCTCTGTAATTCTGCCGATGGACCTTTTGCAGCATACACTTTAGCAGCATCAAATGCAGCAGTAAAAGAACACTCTTTACTTCCGTTTTTGATTTCTTGTTTGAGCAACACAATTACTTGGCTTTGTGATATATCCCCTTGTATTGTGTATGCATATTTATTATGTAAATATTTTGACGCATCGTCACTACCAGTTTGGTAAAATTTACCTTCACTACATTTATTAACATGTTCTCTGATAAATATCATTTCTTTAACACCGTTAACATATCCTTCCAATAAGTCTTTTACTCGATGTAATACATTTAATTGCGAAGTAACAGTTTCAGATAATGCAATCACGATATGAATCTTTGCGAGTGGTAAATCAGAAATTCCACCCATTACACCTTTTACAAGGTCGTATTTTTCAGAATCGTTTCTTGCTGCTTTTAATGAATCTTCCAATATATAGAATTTTTCACGGAAAGCTGAAATGGATTTGTTTATTTCCACTTCTTTATCTTTATTACAAATATTTTTGTAATCTAATAATTCTTCAATTCGATATCTGAAATGTTTGACATAATCTGAAAAATCTTTTAATTTATGTTTATTTTTTGCAAGACGTTGGTCAGTGATTAATAACCCACTATATTTGTCAGATGGTGCCATACCAAATCCAACATCTTCGTCATCTAAAATTCCGTAATCATCTGTATACATATCACTTGCTTTCACAGCGCTTCGGTCAAGTCTTTTAACAGAATTATTATATTTGTCGATTTCTGCTTTTTTGACAACACCATATCTTAAATTAATTTCTTTGACTAAATTATTCATAACTTTGTATGTTACGTTTGCTTTGTCAGATTCTCTGTCGTATAAATCATTAATAACAGTGATTAATTGTCTCACGTGATCTTCAGTATATTTGCCTTCTTTTCCAACATAAGTTGCATTGACAAATATAATTCTCAAGAATCTTGTCCACACTGGATCAAAATCTTCTAATAATGCAATTCCTACTGTATCTTTATCTCCACTTCCTACTTTTTCACCTTCTCCTTTATTAAGTTTGAACGGTGCACCTTTGAATAATTCTCGATAAAATTCAGCTAACAAAGGTAATCTGACATATAATTCGGATGCTCCGTCTTTTATTTTTGGTATTGCTGCACCACCAACAATTGTTCTTAATTGTGATGTTGAATTAATTTTACTAGTATCATCAAGGAATTTGTGTAACATAGAACTTACACCCAATGTTGTCAATACTTTACCCATCATTGCTTTAATTAAATTTTCGAAAAGTAAATCAGATTCTTCAAAATTCTCGCTACCTATTTTCTTTAAACAATCTTGTACTTTTAAGTCACCGCATTTATATTCTGCTGAAGTCATTCTAATTCCGTGGGTTTCATTTGTTTCTTTAAATTTACCTTTGTCTAACTTTGATGATTGTCCCACAACCAAACCTCCATCAACAGTGCAACCGTTTTGTAATTTTACACCGGACACGAACGATGACATAACCATATATTCAACTAAGTTTTTATATATTTGGTTTCTACTCATGTTAACATTTTTCATTAATTCAACTTCTCCGAATTTTTCGCCAAATTTACTGAATAATGATACAATATTTTTGATAACATATACACTGTTAATAGCAGATTTAGTCTTTTTATATATTCCTTTAAATTGTTTAGAAGTAACAGTTCTATATGGATCACCTGGTTTAACACCTTGTTCGTTGTTTTTACCCCAATTATCCTCTTGGTTTCCAGAAAGTCCTCGAAGGACTTTAGTTACGTAAGATTTAGTCTTAATAGACGATGCATCCCCACCGTTATTAGATTTGTCGAATATTGCTCTAGCATCACTTCCTGAGGAAATTTGAGAATATGTATCAGCAGCAATGATTGGTAATCCGTTTTCTTTATATTCGCCTGGAAAACTATCAAATACACTTGCAACTAATCTTCCTGAGTTTTCGTCAAACCATGTACTGATAACATCGACAGATGAAAATAAATCTTCAACATCTTGAATTTGGTCGAAATTATCAATTAAATCATCTGCGAACGCCTTTAAATATAAATCGATTTGTTCTGCAGTTTTATATAAGTTTAATCTAGCTTCAACAGATTTCTTATTATAATCAAGAATATCATCTTTGTTGAATCCTTCTAAATATGATAAAACATCATTATCTCCAATAGCTCTCTTATCAGCCTCGCACAATATTTTGTCATCGGTATCGTATTTTTTTACAGCTTTTTCATATTCAGCATAATTTTTAGCTATTTTAGCACCAACGAATTTACCTAATATCTCATCATAATCTTTGTTAAAACGTTTTAATATGGGTTCTGTGTTTTTCATGTTGTTTTTGATTTTTGCTAATGTGTAATAATATTTAAGAGTTCTTACAGCAATATTAAGGTTCACAAAAGAATCGGTAGATATTTTATTATCAAAGTTACCTCCTTCAGCTCCTCCTCGTTTCTTTTTTCGTTTGGACTTTTTACGTTTTGTCTTTTTAGCTTTGCTCTTAACTTTGCCACCTTGAATTGGAGCAATACCAGAAATTCTAGCCATTCTGTCTGTGTATTGGTCAATAGTTTTAATAATTTCTAATAATGCTGATTTGATATCTTGGAAATATTTTCCATGTTTTCCTTGTACCAACGGTTCTAGTTTAGCTAAAACAACACGTACTCTGCCATTTAAACTAGATTTTATTTGCTTTGCGTCAATGCCGATATTAAATCCACTCAATGCTAACCCAATAGATTTTCTGTTTAAGTTTTCTAATTGATCAAATGACGCGATAAATTTGTCTAATTTATCTGAAATAGGTATCTCAGATCCGATTTTTTGAGCAATTAAATAAGTTGATTGTAAAACACGTTGGAAATATGTTTTTACCCGCGCTTCTAATGATTTAACAAGTGCTTTTCTAACATCGTTGTTATTTTGAATACGTCTTTCTAATTTGGATTTAACACTTAATTTATTATCCAAATTAATGTTTCCTCCTTTCTTTTTAGATTTCTTGCCTCCTTTCATTTGTTTTCTGTATGGATATGCCTTTTCTAATGTATCAACTGCGTCCAATAATTTTTTCTGTTGGCCTATATCTTTGATGTGTTTATTTATAATTTTATTTTTAAAATCAGAAAAATCCTTCCCATCAATTTTTCCTTTCAAACCTTTAAAAGTAGCAACTTTTTCTTGGGTTGTTTTTAATGCATCGTGTGCTTGTGCCATTAATAAACTCAGTGCACTTAATTCACTGTATAATAATGTCAATGATCGAGCAAGATCTTTTGACCCATATTCAGACCCAAGTCCTCGTGTATCTGCGTCTAAATCTTTGATTTTTTCCAATGCTTCTTGTAATGTGTGTTCTGTTTTATCAAATACACCCATTGAAGAACTTAATGCTGATAAATATAAATTAGTTAATTTAGAAATCTTTTTATATACCTTGTCAATCATTGCTGATTTAACGGTTCTAGTATCTCTATTTTTTTCTTTTGAATTAATGACTTGTGCACTTTCTAATTCGTCTGTAAATTTCTTAAGTAAAAGTAATTTTTCAATAACTTCTCTCATATCTCTTTTTACTGTAATAAATTGACCATGTACTCCCATAGATAAAAACTTAATGAAGTCTCTTACAGCATTACATATTGCTTCTGGTCGCGCATCAAGAGCAATCACTTCTTGTTTTAAGTTGCTATTTATTATAGCTGCAATGGTTTTACATATTTTTTCTTGTCCTCGTCTATCGACAGTAAATGAAGATGACTTTGGATTTGGAAGTTTCTTTTTTAGATTTTCAACTATTGATTTTATTGAATCTCCTTGTTGGTAAGATTTTGTACCCAAAAGTGATGAAACTTTCTTATCGAGACCTTTAATAAAATTCAATGCTGGTTCAGGATTATAGAAAGATATATCTTCTACTCCTCCCATTATTCTGTAGTTTCCTCCTTTGAACACATTAATTGTATTTCCGTCCACGTCTTTCTCGTCTAACTTGCCGTTGTGCAATTTTACCAAATCTTTTTTATAACTGCTGTTTGATTGGCCCATGTTGTGAAGATATATAATGACAGATATAACAGAGATTAATTATAAATAATTCACCCTTGATATTATTAAAATAAAATCTAGATAGTGTGTGTGTGAGTAAATGCTAAATTTTACAAAAGTCTAACAATATACAATATCAAATATAATAATATTAAATAGTCTTGAAACACTTGAAACCTCTTCGTCATATTTCTGTGACGACCAGAGCCATAGGTTCTGGCCAACTCATAGAGTTGGACACTGCGCGTTTCTTTTTCCTAATAAACTCACATTTTCAACACAACAAAAAACGAAATAATAATCACTCTATTATCAATTCACCTATTTGTGTTTGTCATCTTTGTATTTGTCTTCTATTTTTTCGATTTCTCTCCATAACTTCCTTGTCGTAATGCAATCTTTTTCGTTATGATGTTTTGGACACCTGAGATAATTACAACCATCGCATTTTATTTCAGTTATTTTACAGTTATTTGTCCATCTTTCAAGTGTTGTGTTAAAATAAACTATTTTGCAACTTCGTTTATGTTTATCTTTGTTTAATTGTTGTGACCTGACATATAATTGACAAATATTTTCAGTTGAGTGCAACTCACAATGCATTTCTTTACACATTTCACAAAATACGTTTTCAATTAAACAATTTGTGCATTGTCGATGATAAACATCATCTTCATTTGTTATACAAATTGTACAAATTCTCGGATCAGCGTACGTGCATTTGTTACAAACATAATTTTTACAAACAATACATGTTGGATCTTGAGAAATGCCCTGATGAATACAATTACAATCTATATATAATTTGGGAGATATACTATATTCTGAAATTATCAGAGAAATATCTGGTATTTTGATATGTCGCAACAATTTTATGAATATTTGCACATTTTCTGTCATTTTTATTTTTAACGATTAATTTAATCAAATTATAAAATGAAGACTGATTACCGAGAGCGATATAATATTCTTAAAAATATATATGAATTAATTCCGTTAAATATTGATTTACTTCGTATAATAACAGAATATTATTCGTTGGATCACGCTTGCCGAATTTGCAAAAAACATATTAATTTCTCAATAGACAATGTAATGTACACTAATGACGGAGGATTTGATTTTGATGTGATGGATTACGAACAAACTGGAACCGAAGTATTTTCTCAGTTTAATCATAAAACATGTTATTCAAAAGGAACTGTTTGTGAAAAAATTGAGTTGGATTTATGTGAAGATTGTGATAAAAATAAGTGCATAATGTTGCACAAAGTTTGCTCAAAAAATAATGAACATTGTTCCAATAAAAAAATGAGATGTGAACATAATTTGGCAGGTTACAATATATATAAATCTACTATAAAAAATGCTAAATTATGTCACAGATGTAAATTAGGCGAAGGTAATTATTTTCCCCGAGGCCAACAATATTGTCTCAATCATGCGACAGAATTTTATGATAAATATCCAATATTGAAAGAATGTAATATATGCACTGTCAAAATGTGTAAATGCATTGGTTCACATTCGTCCTCATCCTCACATTATTGTCCAGAATGTTTCGAGAAATACCTATATTGTGGATACTGCACATTTATAGAACAAAGTTATCAAAAGTGTAATTTTGGATGCAAAATAAAAGATTGTTATGATACTTGTGTAGATTGTGATAATAAACAATGTTCAGAAGCAGAATGTGGGTCAATTGTTTGGAGTATAGGATACACATATTTAGATTATGAGCTCATGCCAATACAAAAAACATCAAATATTAGTTGTTATGATTGTTTAGAAAAAATAAAAAAAATACATACGCCGTGTGGAAATGAAATATGTATTAAAGGAATACATGATATTCGCACTCAAGAATGTTTTATGTGTCGTGAAAAGTACATTTTGTGTAAAAATAAATGTCAACAACCAAGTCGCGAGTATTGTGATCTACGAATAATGACTCCGGTGATTAATTCATTTAATAATACAACAGGTTACATATGTAAAAATTGTTTATTTTCATTACCACGAGAACGAAAAATATACAGTTCCGTGTTTATTGATACGCGGGACTAAAAAATATACAGTTTCGTGTTTATTGATACGCGGGACTAAAAAATATACAGTTTCGTGTTTATTGATGCGCGGGACTAAAAAATATATGGGTCTGTGTTTATTGATGCACTAAACTGAAAAAATTGTGATATTATTTAGAGCAAATTGCAACGAAAATAAATGGTAGGATCATTATACATAATAAATCATCTATTGCATGACTGAATGAACTATTATTATTCAATAGAACATAAAATGAAAATATACACTCACACAAAATAATAAACACATCTATCATCAATACTATTTTGACAGCTGAACTGCCAAATACAAATGAACTATCTGTAATTATGATAATGTTGATAATCACGGTGACAAATAAGAAAGGTAGAGCAAATATTCTAAATCGAATATTTTCCAAACATTTTATGTATTTGTAAAATACTTTGAGTAATATAAATACAATGAATATGCCGGCATTCATCATTAATAGCCATTGTCCATTTGCGTACCATAAATTCGCAAAAGATAGTGATGCTACCAATATAAATGATAGTATCCAATATATGTAGTTTTGTTCTGTGTTATTATTAATCATCTTTTGTTTTAATATTGGGAACAAAATCAATTTTTATTGAAAAATCATTTCATCTAAATAATAATGACATATCTGATATAGAAAATGAAAAACTTTAACACTAAAAAATGGAATATCAGAAAATGGTATTCGATATTGAAATATTTGAAACAAAAGCACAAAGATTTGGTTTGGATAATACAATTTTTACATGCGGAACCATTATTAAAACCAAAATCACAATATTTGTATAATACATCTATCAGAGAGAATCATGGAGTCACATTTTTGATTCCCGATCAACATATTATAGACGAAATGAAAAAAAATGTTCGAAGTAATAAAATAAATAATGTTGTTAGAGATATACGATCTTTATGTATAATGGATAACTTGCCGGATTACAGTGCTTTTAAAAATAAAAAAATAATTAATGCAAATTCCAATTGTTTAGATGTCAAATCTATATCTAGTAAAGGAATAGTTTTAGCATGCGGTTCAAAAATAATAAAAACAGATTTTATTGCATTTGATGGAAAAAATCTCTCAGTATATATACTAAAAGGTAACATACCAAAAGGAAAATCAATGGCTAACAAAAAATATTCAAAAAAAGGTAGAAAATCTACCAAAAAAGGTGGATTTGTCAGATTCGGTACAAACGTACATTCTAAGTCCGAAAAACAACTTAGGCACGACATTTTAGCTGACATAGAATCATCATTTGCCCAAGGATTGTCAGATTATGCTGACGGGAGCACACAATCAATATATAATTCATATTTATACGCAGCAACATCCATAGAACATTATTTAAAAGAACACAATATAACATTGGCTAAATCAATGTTGGTTGTCGGTGGAATGGATCCAGTATCGTTTGTATACATTGCATTACATACATTGGATGCAAAAACACTATTTGATTGGAAGATAAATGGATTCGTTGTTGAATCAAATACATTATGGGAAAAAATTACAGGTGGATTATTATCAAACCTTGATGGCCCATTAATGTTGAGCGATCGTGTAGAATTAGAACAATTAAGAGTATCTGTTTTACAAGGATTTTTACAACCTGAAAATTGTAAAACTAGTAAATTGCCAAAATTAGTAGCTGAATTTTATGAAAGATTATTATCCAAATCCGCCGCAGATGGTGGTTCAAATTTGTCAAAAGTCAGAAACAATCAGATAAATGGATCTAAAAATATATTTAGTTCTCAAACATTAAAGTTATTGGGAAATGGAGAAAGATATGCTGGGTTAGAAGAAGCTAAATTTGTCATCGGAACATCAATGGATGCATTATTTCAACAAGCAAAAGAAATGAGACAATCCCCAGTAAAAGACATCGACAGATTACAAAAATCATTTAAATTAGATGTCGTCAAGATGGCACGCAGATATTGTGCTTCCGGTTTCAGACCAACTTTATTAAAACCATCTAATTATTCGTCAGTTGATGTAGAATTACTATGTACATTATTGAAAATGACAAGTTCAGATTATTTCTTTAATATTCCTAAAGTTAGAGGGATCAAATCATCTGATAATTCCAGATCACTTTATCAATTATGTTTAGATAAATATCCTAAAATGTGTAAAGATGACAAAATTAATGACATCAGATTAAAAAGAGCTGATATTTGGGAGCTAATTGACGCGTCAAAAAATAATCCAGTTGAATACTACAAAGAACTATTAAAAATGCTTGGTGTCCAACAATAATCACATTATTTTTGTGTCATTATCGGATTTATACAACATAATCTGTTAATATTAAAAGCTTTAAGAGCTTCTTTTAATGTTAGTTTTTTTGCTTTGGCATATAATACAATTGTATTTGCATATCCTCCTATAGCGTACCCGCAAGTACATTTTATTGGCAATATTGGAATTTTAGTAATTAACATATTTTTTCAAAATATTATTCGCAATGTGTATATCAGAAATAAGAAATCAATTTCTAAATCATATATATTTTAACCCCCTGTAAAACACACTCAGTTTAAAATATACACATTATTTTACAGATTTTATATCACATATTTATTTTAAATATAAGAATGTTATCAATCACTATCAAAACTTAAAATTTGAAAAAGGTTCTGGATAATATATATAAATCTAATAAACATCAACAAATAATCAAAATGAGTATCGAAAACAAAACTAACGAATTAAAATTAACCAGTGGGCAAATTGCAGAAATGCAAAAAGCAAACAGTGGAAGATACAATTATTTAAAAAGGAGAGTCAGTGCATCAAAAAAAATTACTTGTGCGAGACTAATTGAGTTGCTTGAAGATGATACAGTCAAAAAGATATTAGAATTACCAAATGAAAATTCGGGAGATCCAAAGAAGGCAGATCGAAAAGAAATGAACTTCGAAATTAACAGTGGCAACGTAAGCGTAAGTTATTGGAAAATGCGAGTGACTTTAGGAGATGTTGTGATAGAATCTGGAAGTATTATCAACGCACCCAGAGAATATTCTATGTATAGAATTAAATCTGCTGAAGAAAGAGGAGAATTTGGATTATCTTTGACATTGACTGAAGAAAAAGGTAATTATGTTAAATTTATCAGATTATTTGCCGATTTTGTATTGAGGGAAATCAAAGCAAATCACAGCAAATACAAGATCGATTCATATGAAGAAAGAGTTGCAGACGGTGCATTGATTATTAGAAAACCATATAAAACAACAAAAACAGATAAAAAAACAAAGAAATATTCAAAGTTGGATTATCCTATAGCATCTGTAAATCTAAAAGTTTACAACAAAACAGAATCTATTGATATAAAAAATTATAATGAAGATGAAATTAAATCAAATCCATTAAAAAAATTCACTGAATACAAAATCATAAACAAAGTTAAAAAAGCAATAGTTAAAACTAGAACTTCAAGATTCTTCGTAGAAGAAGCTTATCATAGATCTGAAGAAGAAATATCTGAAATATTAAAAGAATACAAAAAAAAAGGAAGATCTTTGATTGGAAAAAATGGTAAACAAAAACAATTTAACAAAGGAAGAAGAGATGTCACCCATTTATGTCTAGAATCAAACATACATAATTATTTTGTCCGTAGTGGTATTTTAGGATTATCATTCTATGTTCCAACATTAACATTTTCAGCTGCTGGAATGTCATTGAAGGCAGATGCTGCAATGTTAATATTCAAAGCAGATCCTGAAAAAGAACATGTCGTCGAAGAAGACAGTGACGATGATGAATTTGATAATTTCGTAGTTGATACTGCAAAACCAAAAATTAAAACAAACGAATACGAAGAACAATTATCAGAAATTAAGGAACAAGTTGAACAAGAAGAACAAGAAGAAGAAAATTCAAATGGGATTGAAGTAGATGAAAAAGACAAGGCCAATGCCGAATCAATAGAAAATACTTTCGACAATATGACAACAGTTGATAAAGATGGTATTGAAGATATGAATCAATAAACATTATTGATTGAAATTTATTTTTTTAGTCAAACTTAAATGTGACAATATATAAATTGCTGTTGCATAAATATGACAGCGTTAATTAAATATCTAGAATCATTGCCTGGTATTGGCAACAATGGACCAGTAATTATAAAAAAATACGGTCTCAAAACAATTGCAGATTTAAGAAAACATATTCATAACTTGCCGATTAGTGCTCAAGTATATATAAAACATACACCGACTCGAGAAATACCTCGAGGAGCCATTACAAGGATTAAAGATAAATTAGGAAAAAAAGCTATTATTGCTGGTAGTTATCGGCGCGGAAAAAGAATATCAGGAGATATTGACATAATATGGTTGGGTGACAGGATGGAAGATGCTTTGGATATATTGAAAGAAAAGAGAGCATTGGCAAGATACATTGTTTATTCGAAAGGAAATAAAAAAATGAATGTCATAGCTTATTTGACAAAACCCAAAATTAAAGTACAAATAGATTTATACAAAGCAACTAAAGAAAACTTGTCATTCTTTCTCATATATTTAACAGGTAATAGTGTTTTTAATATTTATATGCGAAAAGTTGCCGCATCTAAAGGGTTGTTGTTGAATCAAGATGGATTATTTAAAGTAAAACGTGAAAATGGAAAAATAACCAAACGCAAACAATTACCTGTTAAAACTGAGCGCGAAGTATTCAAAAAATTAGGAATTAAATACCTGGCTCCCTCAAAGCGCATCGGGTGGAAGCCGCTCTGACGAAACAGAAACTGTTTCTGAAACACAAAGTGTTTCGACTACTCCGTAGGTTTCTTCGTCTCCTCTCGACGGTTTACCGTCGATCCGTCGTTCTACCGAAAAAAAGTTGCGCTTGATTATTTTTTGTGTTCACATTCTTTTTTCGGTAAACCGTCGAGAGGAGGCGAAGAAACCTACGGAGTAGTCGAAACACTTTGTGTTTCAGAAACAGTTTCTGTTTCGTCAGAGCGTAGTTAATTTCCATTCATTTCTCCTAATTGATATGCTCTAAGTTCTTCTTCAGGGGACAGTTGCAATTGTTCTGGTTCCGCATATAAATTGGTGGGCATAGGTGGAGCTGTATTTCCTGTTAAAAATCCCGGTGGTCCTGATTGATGCCTTGCTGGAGCAGATACATATGTTTTTGGTTTCATATGACCTTGGCCAGGTTGCCCTAAATTTGGATTCATTACGTTTCCACGTCTTTTTCTCATTTTATCCATACCGGTTCTCAAATCATTTTCTACTTTGTCCGTTTCCGCTTCATCGTCGTTTTCTGCCATTACGTCTTGACAATAATTATCAAAATCAGTACCACTACCAATATTTGGCGTACATTTGACAGGTGATGGACTCGCTGACATTTGTCTTTGCTGTTGCTGTTGTGGCGGTGCAATATTCGCCAATATTTCATTTAATATATTTTCACATGTATTAAATCCGCATCCAGTAAATCCTCTGTAAATTACTACAGGGAATCTGCATATTTTTCTAGATTTGAGTTTTTTCTTCTCTTTTTTGGTTATTAACTTTATTTTAGTTAATATACCCCTTTCCATCAATGGCATTGCATATTTGAGTTTAAGGTCATGCATAAACGCACAACATTCTTTTGTTTTGTCGAGGAAGATAAATACTGCTGACATTACTTATATTTAATATTTGAATTTAATTATTTAAATATATATTGTTGTGAATTGTGTTGAACTATGAAGATTAAAGATTTTACTACCAAATTAAACAAACCCTCAGACGATGTGGTTAAATTTCTCAAATCATTAGATGGATATGACTACAAAGAAAAATTTTTACCAGAAATATTTAGTTTCATATTATCAAATTGTAACAGAGAATGGATGAATGTTTTGCGAAGATTTATTTTGTATAGAATTCCAACAAAAATATTGACATTTGATATAGAATCTCCAGAAACCGATTATAGCGATTTCCTATCGGACGAGGTACTATTAAAAGTAAAAAATATGCCAATCAATCAAGACATCAACTATGATGATTATGAAATATCACTGAAATATGAAAATAAAAATGAATATATTGATGTTGTCAGTTCATCTTATTTGAGATTTTTCAATAAAAAAACAAAGAATGTGGAAGACACAAGTAAATTTATAAACACCAATTTTCAACTGTTATCTATAGAGCCAACATTTCATGTATTTATTCCTAAGTTGACAGTTGTTATTTCAAAAGAGAATGGCGCTGCAGATGTTGCAGGAGCATTTATGGCTTTTCCAATAGAAGAAAAAGGAGATTTAAAGATAACACAGAGTTTGGAGTCAGATTACAGAAATTATTATTTGCAATTTACATCTCATGCAACAATGAACACAAAGGACATAGTTAAAACAGCTCTTGATGAAATTGAAAAATCTGCAAATAATACTGCAAAAATATTGAAAGAAGCACAAGAAGCAAAATTCAAAGAAGATTACCAGACTGAAAATATCATTATTAATTTCTCAGCTGATAATTTAACCACAGTCGAAATAACAGGAGAATCATTTGGATTTATTAGATTATTGGCAAGATATTGTTATGAAGAAGATAAAAACATACAATACGTAACTTCAGGTGTATATGAACAGAATATTGCTGTAATAAAATTAGTGCATAAGAATCCATTGTTGTTATTAGTTGATTGTTTAAAATTAATCGCTAAAGACTGCAAAATATTATATTCTCAATTGTAATATTCAATTATGATATTCAATATATCATTGATAAAATATTTTCTCAAATGAGTCAAATACCAATTATCAGAATATTTCTCAAATTTAATATAACTTGCAATCAACTTTAAATTTACATTGAGATTATCGTAATTTAATTTTTTTATAAATATTTTTATAAATTTATCAGATAGTTTTTGATACTCAGATATATTGTTCCAATCAACTTTATCTTTGTATTCTCCAATAAACTTCTCAGATAGTTTTTGACACTCAGATATTATTGACCAATTAATATTATCTTTGAATTCTCTAATAAACTTCTCAGATAGTTTTTGATGCTCCGATATATAGCACCAATCAACTTCGCCTTTGAATTCTCTAATACACTTCTCAGATAGTTTTTGATTACCAGATATATAGCACCAATAAACTTCATCTTTGAATTCTCTAATAAACTTCTCAGATAGTTTTTGATTACCAGATATTATCGACCAATGAATTTTATCTTTGAATTCTCTAATAAACTTCTCAGATAGTTTTTGACACTCAGATATATAGCGCCAATCGACATTATCTTTGAATTCTCTAATAAATTTTTCAGACAGTTTTTGATTACCAGATATTATCGACCAATGAATTTTATCTTTGAATTCTCTAATACACTTCTCAGATAGTTTTTGACACTCAGATATATAGCGCCAATCGACATTATCTTTGAATTCTCTAATAAACTTCTCAGATAGTTTTTGATCATAAGATATATTTTCCCAATCAATTTTATCTTTGAATTCTCTAATAAATTTTTCAGACAGTTTTTGACACTCAGATATATAGCGCCAATCGACATTATCTTTGAATTCTCTAATAAACTTCTCAGATAGTTTTTGACACTCAGATATATAGCGCCAATCGACATTATCTTTGAATTCTCTAATAAACTTCTCAGATAGTTTTTGACACTCAGATATACTGCACCAATCAACTTCATCCTTGAATTCTCTGATAAATGCCTCAGATAAATTTTGACTCCAAGATATCAGCCACCAATCAACGTTGTCTTTGAATTTTTCAATAAATTCCTCAGATAATTTTCTATCTGTTGTGATTATCGGCCAATTTATTTGATCTGAATAAACATCATGATCTATAAATAATTTGTCAAAATCGATTTTATTGTGTTCTAAATATTTTTTAATTTTGTGTTTGTAGTTTTCATAAAACTCGTAAGATATATTATTTGTTATAATAATTTTATGTTTTTTATCATTGAGATCCAACATTATTTTTTATTTGATATTTTAAATCAATTTTTATTCTCATTTATAAATTAATCATTGTGGAATGTGTTGTATTTGGCAATAAATTATTACTATAATAGAAATTTTATTGTTTTTTGTTTAGATATTGAAAAAATATATTATAACACAATAATGGTTATTTATAATAATTAATCGCATTTAATTATAATATTCAATTATAATATTCAATGTGTCATTGATAAAATATTTTCTTAAATAACTTAAATACCAATTATCAGAATATTTCTCAAATTTAATATAACTTGCAATCAACTTAAAATTTATGTTGAGATTATTGTAATTTATTTTTTTTATAAAAATAGTTATAAACTTCTCAGATATTTTTTGATACTCTGATATATAGCTCCAATTAACTTCATCTTTGAATTCTCTAATAAACTTCTCAGATATTTTTTGATACTTGGATATATAGTTCCAATTAACTTTGTCTTTGAATTCTCTAATAAACTTCTCAGATATTTTTTGATACGTGGATATATAGCACCACTCAACTTCATCTTTGAATTCTCTAATAAACTTCTCAGATAGTTTTTGATACTCAGATATACTGCACCACTCAACTTTATCTTTAAATTCTCTGATAAATGACTCAGACAGTTTTTGACCACTAGACATCTCTAACCAATCAACTTTATCTTTAAATTCTCTGATAAATTCCTCTGTTAAAACTTTATTTGAAGATATAAACTCCCAATCAACATATTTTTTAAATGTTCTTATAAAAGTTATTGAAAGTTTAATTAATGGTATATATTTTAATTCAAGAGTATTCTTGAAAATATTTTCATGAGTTTTTATAAAATCAATCGACATATTTTGAGTTTCTATTATTCCTCCCCAATCGACTTTATGTTTAAATTTTTGTATAAATGGTTCAGACAGTGTTTGATTATAAGATATGAACCGCCAATAAACTTTATGTTTAAATTTTTCAATAAATTTTTCACTCAATTTTTGATGTCCTGAAATTCTCATCCAACAAACGTGATGTTGATATATATAAATAATTTTTTCACTCAACTTTTGACATTCTGACACACTTATCCAATCAACATAATTTTTAAACTCCAAGATAAATTCTTTACTTAAATTTTGACGACAAGATATATTGCTCCAATTAACTTTATGTTTGAATTTTTTAATAAATTTCTCAGATAATTTTTGTTTAGCTGATACACTTGACCAATTAATTTTATCTTCATATTTTTCAATAAATTTCTCAGATAATTTTTGATCAGCTGATACACTTGACCAATTAATTTTATCTTCATATTTTTCAATAAATCTCTCAGATAATTTGTTATCTCTTGAAATTGTAGGCCAATTTATTTGATCCGAATAAACATCATAATATATAAATAATTTGTTAAAATCGAGTTTATTTTGTTCCAAGCATTTTTTAATGAAGTATTCGTGTTTTTCATAAAATTCATAAGATATATTGTTTGTCATAACAATTTTATGTTTGTTATCATCAAGATCCAACATTATGTTTTATTTGATATTTTAAATCAATTTTTATTCTCATTTATAAATTAATCATTGTGGAATGTGTTGTATTTGGCAATAAATTATTATTATGATAGAAATTTGATTGTTTTTTTTATTTAGAGACAGAAAAATATATTGTAAGATAATGACAGCGCACAAAAATATGAACGGATATATTTCTACAATATGCTCTCCAATAGGTTCTCCAGAACAATCAATTACAGATAATTCTGAAAATGTTTACACTCCACCTCCAAACTCAGAGGAACAAATCAAATCCGATGACGACGACTTTGATGATTTATCACAACACCAAACAGTTAATATAATTGAAGTACGTCCGACACCTAAAAAAAAGAAACGAAAAAGAAGAAGACGTTATTGGTTGTTTGGACCACGTCTTAAATAACTAACCCGACACGAATATTTGTACATGGTGATTTTTTGGGTTTTTCGGCGTTATTTAATAATCAAATAGTTTGCAATAATTTTGGACAGATCATCAATAAAGTGATCCTGAAACGTTGTTCTAATTTGTTTCAAAATAACCATTATTTTTTTGTGTATGTAATTGGGATACTCCATTAGTTTTTTATTAAATAACATTGTATAATTGAAATAAGGATCTTCATCATTTATAGACCGATTTCTGTCACATAGATGATCATCTATACATGGATAAAACCATTGTAACAATATGTCAGTATTGTATTTTGTTAAATCGACAGAAGTCACAAAATCCTCGAACATATCTTTTTTGATTTTATCAAAATTATCAATTATAAAACTTTCTTTTATGTTGCTAAACTGTGGGATCCACGAATATTTTATTATGTTTTCTTTATGTTTTTCTATAAACCACAAAGGAATCTCAGTGTCAAAATCGTTCTCCCAGTTTAATTTATGGCTCCATTTATCCAAGAATTCTACTGATAATTTTTCATACTCAAACAATTCTAAGTGATCCATTCCATATTTTTCGACAAAATCTTGACTGAATTTATAATTATTAAAATCTGCAATGTTGAATTTGTCAATGTGTCTGATGATAAAATCTTCTGTTAAATGATCGAAGTGTCGCGATTCTACCAACTCATTAATATCTAATTCATCTAAATGTTTTTCAACAAATGTTTCATCAATATAATCATTGTAACCTGCAATTGATTGAACATTCAAATATTTTAAATATTTTGTGATATAATGTTTGGAAAAATAAGATTCACAGTTATGAGCTTGTTTCCAATCCCATTTGTCAATATATTTATCTATTGTTTTTTCACTATAAGGAGTTTTTTTATATATTGGTGTAGTTTTCGAAATATATATCTTGTCGACAAGCATTAAAAATCTATGCTCTGGTATATCCATAGAAGTTATTGTATCCCAACATATTTTATTAGAAAATTCTTTTAAAAATCTATTTGACACTTGTTCAATGTCAATTATGAGGTATTTAAATGTAGTAAATTTATCAGCAAATTTTCTTAAGAATCTCTCAGAAAATCTGATTGGTTCATAAATAACTCGGTCCACTGTTTTCTGTTTCCAACTTCCATTGAATTCCACAATTTTCCAATCGACAGGATAATTTTCTATAATATTTTCGGGATTTTCAAATATTCCATATTTTAATACTTTGGTGTTGATATTGTGTTTGTCTATGAGCTCGTTTTTTAATTTGATATCCGGATATTTCAGTATATTATCAATTCCGCCGAGATCATCGATATATTTTATCATTAATTCATATCCTATCAGATGTCTTCGATAACTGCACAACATATGTGATCCGAGCATAGATATTGTTTCTGGATAACTTTCCAAAAATTCATCACATACTGAAAAACATCTCATATAAGTACCATATTCCTTTATTAGATTAATATTATCACGCATAAATGTTTCGTTTAAACAGCTCCATCGTGTGTATTCTTCGAAATCATTTGTTAACTCTTCACAGTAATCTAAGTGGTTTTTATATTCGGTCATGTTTTCATTGTGTTAGATATTCATTCAAAATATAAACTAAAAAAATAAGGAATTGCATATATGACAAAATAAAGACTATTTGACAGTCGGTAATTTAGTTGTTTGTATCAACCATAGGGATCTATGGTGTACATTGCTGATCCATTTATATAGACAATATTATTTATCACTGTTACAACATATGGTAGTTGTTTAGGTTTTTTTGGCATTGTATTACTTTGCATACTATCACTAAAAAAATTCAATTTTCTAAAAGTTATTCTTCATCTGGATATTTGATAAAAGTCAAATTACAAATAAATACACATATCAAAGGAACAACAATAAAGAATAATATAGCAAGCCATAAAATTAAACTTGGAGATGTGTATGAAAATGTTCCATTTGCGGGAGTACCAGTAGATATTTCAACATAACATTGTAATTTGTCCCCAACTTTATATTCATCGACATCCAAATCATTTCTGTCTATTTTATAATCTGAATATATGCTCACATTTTTATATTTGTTGTTGTAAATGACCTTGTATTCGACTGCATGATAATAATATATTGTTTTTTTATTTTTTTCTATATATTCATTTTTAACGTCAACAATTCCGTTATTATCTGTTATTTCACAATTTCCCTTTTCTACTTTGTCAAATGCATTGATGTTCAATATATCAGTATATATAAATAATCCGATTCCTGTAACCATTGATAATACAAATATTATTGATATTATCGTGATAAATTTGTTTCGGTTCATGATCGATGTATATTATTAAAATAAATCAATGTTTGTTCAAATAAATAATTAGCTGATTTCGAACATAACTCAGTTACGTGTTCTTTTAAAAATTGAATTTTATGGGTGTATTAAACATGGGATTAGAAACATCAAGAGAAGAAGTAGTTGACTTTGAAAAACTAACAGAAAACCGCACTAAAGATTTTTGGAAAAATGTTGACACAAAAAGTATTTCTTATGCACAATTTAAAAATCAAGGAACCAGGGATGTTACAAAAGCTTTACCGATTATATCTGATATTCTGAAAACATTTTTCAAAGATAAAAAGCCAGATATATTGGAAGTTGGATCAGGAAATGGTTATAATACAAAGAAAATATATGACGAAATAAAGGATTCAATAGTGTCTCTAACAGCTACAGATATGATTGAGCGCGAATTAACATATTATAATATAGAAAAAATGAAATCACACGAAGCTGTCAAAAAATATGATTGCGATATATTGTTGTTTGTATCACCTCCGCCTCACCGAAATTATATGGATTATTATGCAATAAAAGAATATGAAGAAAGTAAAAATGACGGAAAAGACAAAAATATTATATTCGTCGGTGAATTAGGAGCTGGCGATGGTACCAGTGGAATGTACAATTATATGATGAAACATAAACAATGGAAATGTAAAAAAAGAGTATTATTTCGCAAATTTGAATTACCAATGGGAGCTGGAACAGCTGAACGAGAAGTGTTCTACTTTACGCTCTGAATAGACTGCGTCTATTCTTCGCCTCCTCTCGAGCCAGAACCTATGGTCCTGGTAAACACTGTGTGTTTAGGCTTCGCCCACGATCCGTCGTTCTATCGATTTTTTTTATAATCACAAATTTATGTCAAAAAACAAAACAAAAAAATTATTATTAACGACGGATCGGGACGAAGTACCGGGAGGAGGCGAAGAATAGACGCAGTCTATTCAGAGCGCCTTTGCATGTGCTGATGTAGTTTTTTTATCATAATATAATATAACAGGTTGCTGTGGTATTCCTTTTTCTGAAATATATGAATATTCAATTGTTAATTTTTTCTTGTAAAACTTGTCTTTGAATGCTGGTGAGTCATCTTTTCCGTAAACATGATTACATTTGTGTTTGTTGCCAGGCATCATTTTTTTGAATAAATTTTTACGATCTTTCATTGATAAACCCTTAGGCACAGCATTAAATTTATGTTTGGAAGCAGTTTGTAACACAAATATTATCGAATCTCTGTAATTCCCAGTTCCACATTTAAAGCCAACAACTTCGAATTCGCGACTGTAACGAGGCTTATATTTTAACGCACCCTTTGTTCGGTATTGTTGCGTTTTGGATGTATCATATTTACTGTTGAGATTTCGAACAACAAGTCCTTCATATTTTCCAGATACTTTTTTAAGTTCTTCTGGAATTTCTTTCTCCTCCATTAATTTATATTTGACTAACTTTATTTTTGAACTGTTGACATCTTTCACAAACTTTTCTAATATTTTGAATCGTTCCTCAAATATCATATCAGAAGCATTTTCATAGAAACAATCAAACAAATAATAATGTAAGTTTGGTGCGTCATTTTCAGTACGAACATGTTTAGATATTTCCTGTAATGTTTTGTCAGGAATGAATAGTTCTCCATCAACATAAAATTCCCCTAATTTTGAATCATTATATTTTTTCAGAGAAATTCTCATCAATCCTTTCAATGTTGATTTTCCCATTATTTCTTTTTTATTTCTGCTAAACATTATGACTTTGGCATATTTTTCACTGTATGTGGAAACACAACGCATTCCATCATATTTAATTTGAACTGCTGCTGGAAACGTGAACCTGTGTCCATATTTTTCATATTTGTGTAAATTCATGGGAAACATGTACACGTCATCTAGAGCAGTAATTTCTTTTTTAGATATGTCTCCTTTGACACGAAATCCCGCTCTTTTCTTTTTCATCCATTGATTTCTTGCATATATTAATCCAGTTTGAAGCGGATTACGGTAATTCGTCTTTCCTTCATTTTTATATGAAATATAAGTGGGAGCTGATATAGTTACTTTGCCGCCAATCTGTCCGTATTCCGTCCATATTTGAGACAATACATTATCTCGGTCATGCATATCGCTTGATTTCAAGAATGATTCTTCAATGATAGGAACTGAGGTAACCTTTGATGGTGTCCATTCGTTCATTTGGCGTTTTACATCACGCACTCGTTTCAAAACTAATTTAACCATAATGCTCCAATAACGTTCTGATTTAGCGCCTGACGTTGTAACTTTTTTAGAATATAATACTGGAAACTTATAAACGTCGTTTATTATTGTTCCAGGATATTTCACAAAATTTATGTTTTTTTGAATTGCCATGATGTTTATATATAAAAAATACATTTTCAAATTATAGTCTTGCGGCTTCATGTTGTTTTACCCTGTGGGTAAAGCCAACCGCCGCGCCAATTGGTGAGGCGGAGCCGACTTTCCGAACGAAGAGGTTACAAGACAAAGACCTAATATAACGTTCCATGTTTTGGTTTTAAGAAAATTGTCGGTTGTCCTAATTTACCAGGTTTTGCGACACGTAATGCTTCAGGAGTGTTTCTTGGCGTACAAGTTGCATATCCACCACCTTCATAATAATTCATTGATAATGGATTACATAATCTTGCGCCGTCAATATAATTGCTCGCAATAAATGGATTTGGATAATCTGATATTCCATAATAATAATTTAATTTATCTGGTCTATCATAGTTCAATAAACCCCCACTTGCTCTTGGATCCAATCCGTCTTTAAAAATATATATTAACAGTATAAATACTATTATAATTGATATACATAGAGTTAATTGTAAATTATTCATTGTAAATAAATTTATTGTGTTATATTACAACCGCGAATAAAAATTGATATCATAATCGGAATATATTTGTGTAATTTTTGAATTAATGTCAACATACATTGGGTCGTTTCACATTACAAAATTGATAAATTGAAATATATAGATATGAGCATGTTTTCAGCATCAGAGTATACAATAAAAATATTTACGTTATTTTTTTGTTATTGGTTTAATATACATTGGTAAAAATATTCAACATGATTTCTGATAAAAAAAAGAATATAGCTTACGGTTCATTATTGGCTGCATTAATTGTCGTTATTATAATTCTTGTGCTATTTTGTATAAAAAAGAAGAAAGAAGGTATAATGTCAGCGATCACACACACGGCATTAGCAAAATTTAAACGAAACAATTATTGTGACATTTCTGCGCCATTATATGGAACATTAAGTTACTCCGTGGACAAATACGGAAAAAAACGAATGATCAAACGTTCATACTGTTTGTCTAAAGATAGACCAGATGTGGATGTTTCAACATTAGATCCAGCAAGAAGTCCTTACATCGAAGGCGAAGACGCAATATTTTTAAAATTAGACCCAAAAGTAGCGCGTTACATTGATTACTAATACCTCAGAAATTGATATATCGAGATCTAATTTCTTTCGGGTATTTGTTCCTTTGCCGGAACGCTAATCGTAATTTTTTCAGAATGTGAAAATAGATTATTCAACCGCTATTAAAATAAATTAGTATAAAAAATGAATTAAACGCGAGTCAAATACGTTTTCTTCGCAGAACAGTATTATTTACAAGAATATCATACGAAGTATAATTTGGATAATATACATTGGATTAAATTTTTTCCAGGTATGTTTCTGGAAACTTCTTTTTTACTAGATCTAATAATTTCAAGCCCTCATTGTAATGTATGATATCACATCCCACAGATTTAGCAAAACCACAATCACTACATTTACTGTCACCAATAATCAACATAACTTCATATTTTTTAACTTCTTCACAAATTGCAGGTTTTTTAGCATATCCAATAATTTCAGTAAAGTACTCGTCTATTTTATTAACTTTAAGCAAATGTTTTATTACAAGAGGTTCGCTGTTTGATAATGCAATGATTTTATATCCGTTTTTTTTAAGATATTTTAATGTTTCCAAACAATTTTGAGACACATTAATTCGATAACACTTTTTGTCTCTTAAAATTTTCCAAATATATAATTTTTCAAACACAGATAATTGTTCGTCTGTTATTTTTTCATCGTCAAACATTGCTTTAAAATATTTCTTTTTACAAGTGGTGTAATTCGGTTTATTTTTGTAATTATCAAAGTCTTTATCGTTCCATCCATTAAATTCTTTAATTTTATCTTTCAGAGAAATTGAAAATACAAAACAGCATTCTGACAATGTCAGTCTATAATATTTATATGTTCCTATCAACACAGTTTCGTCGATGTCGAATATAATAACTTTTTCTTTTTGGTCGTTCATTTTGATTTTGATCATGATATGCCGATTATTTCAATTTTCGCTCTCAATCATTTTGTTATAAATATATGGATCATATAGGATAATAACAACCAGAAATGAATGAAAATGAATGTAAAATATCAGATAATCCAACAAGACAAAAATGGTATAAATTATCAAGAAAAGGAGGATGGAGTTTGGAATTTCTAAAGAAAAATATAAAATATATAAACTGGAACGACGCATTATTGTGCAATAATATTGACAGTGAAATATTAATGAAAATCGAGAAAAATATATGTTGGGAACATATATTGCAATGTTCGATTGCTCCACATAATCAGAAATTAGATAAATATCATGAATATTGTGCTCGTGCTATAATGTCCAAACATTACAGCGACCCAATAAAATATAAAATTAGCGAAGAAACTGTTCGCAAATATGAAAAATATTTAGATATTGGTTCCGTGTTAAAACATAATATTTCAAATTTTTCCGCAAAATTTATTGATGAATATTCAAGTTTTATAAATTCGGATATATTGAGTTGGTTATTAATATCACACAAAACATTACCAGAATGGTTTCTTGTAAAATATAAAGAATATTTAGATTATAGTATTATCTGTCATAATAATATTCTAAGTGATGAATTTATTGACAGTAATATATATAGAATAAATTGGTATTCACTTTGCATTAATCAGAATCTGAGTTCACACATCATCAGTAAATATATCGGTTATTTAGGAATAGATAATATATTTGCCCATCAAAAAATTAATGAAAAATTTATTGAAGATAATTTCAATGACATCAAGTCTGATTTAATATATAATTTTATACAAGACAATCCTGTCAGCGAAGAATTCAGAAAATTTAATTACCCATTGGTAGAAATTTCAATCAATACGTATAAACGCTGCAAATATGAAAAATTAACTGAAGATGAAATATTAATCATGCACGATAATATCACCATACAATCTATTCAAATTTTCTGTGATGAATGGTTTTGGATATTGATGTTTAAATATCAGAAACTCAGCGATAAATTTATTATGAAACAAAGAAAGAATATACATTGGAAATTAGTGTATCAATATCAAAAAATGGATCATAAATTATTATGTGATTATGATGACGAAATTTATTGGGATTGGTCGCTAATTTGTCGATATCAACGAATAACAGATAAAACTATAAATCAATTTGCCGATTTAATTGATTATAATGCATTGTCAAAAAATCCCAAGTTTAAACGCAAAATAATGCATGATTTATCGTATAAAAATATATCAATACATAATAAATTATGTGATATGTTAAATTGTGATCTGGTAGGAATAGTCAAACAGTATTTATACGTCTAAAGTTCATCAAGTGTTTTTATTTTTTAAAAAAATAATTTGCAATATATTATTAACTGATACAATGGGAAATTGTCTGAGATCCAACATAGAAATAGAATATATTAAACTAAGAGAAGAGGAACGATTAAAACGTTTTCTTGACGGAACTAGATGGTTTTCTGACAGTATACACGATAAACGATTAAAAACACTGAGATATCGCCCTGATTTTCTGAAAGTTTTCAAAGACAAGGTTATTGTAATAGAATGTGATGAATATGAACATTCTCGCCGCGGTTACGAGGTATCTAAAGAAACTGAGAGAATGTTTTTAATAGCCAGCGAAATGTATGAAGAACATAAACTTCCAACTTATTTTATCAGATATAATCCACATAACTGTAAATTTAAGGGAAGACGAGTTAAAATCCACCGCAAAGATAAACAGATTGAATTAAAAACATTAACCAAAGAATTAATAAAACAGAAAGTAAGCGAAAGATTTCACTTTGCATCATATTACATAAACTATTCCAATCCAAACAAATGGTATTTTAATAAAAAACTGAAAAAATCAAAAAACAAAAGAAGGAAATAAAAATTGAATTTATTACAACAAATAACTATCAACAACATGAAACTACTAATATTACTTATTTTAATAACTTACTCAAAATGTGAATTATTTGGAAAAGATTCCAATGATTATATGACCGTAGATGTTTATAAACAAACAGATTGCAAAGGAGATCCTGACAAAACAATATTAATGCTCGGTTACAGAACGGATTACGCTCCTACATGTGTAACAGATTATCCATTAGACCGTAAACATCCATTTTGGTATTTTGAACACAATGTCGGTTCCGGTTATGAAGTTCATTCACAAAAGAATTCTTGCGATGGCGGGTGGGTTCATTCATCTATAAAAACAGAATGTGAATATAATAAATGTTGTAAAATTAATGATCAATATTCTGTTATGGGTGGAGGTTCTTCATTAAAAATAAATATATTGGTTGGATTAATGTTGATCATGTTCTCATTCATGTAACTATTTTTTTTGTAGTTATATTTTTAAAATTGATCATTGAAGTAACGATGGAAGAATTTAAAAAAATAATGTTGAAAAACGAGTACAAAGAGTCAAAAACAAATAAGGGTACATTCGTAAAAAAAATTTATAATTTCATATCTCACATTAAAATAACTGAAATAGATGCAAAATTTGTTAATTTTGAGAAGATTCGTAAATTTGATTCCGGCACTGTTAGATTTGCACAAAAAAGAAAAATGACAAAATTAATATTAAAACTACAAAAAATCCTCGATCAAGAATTAGAACCGTATTCACGCGCCACAACAGGTTTTGAATGGTGTGTTGACCGTGTCAGATATCAATGTGATGACGGTTGTTGTGACCACTACATTGAAGCTACATTATATACATGTAATTTACACTGCTATTGTTGTAATGATAAACAGAAAAATATAATAACATATGAATCTGTTGGTAAAATAAAAGATATTTATGATTACAGCGACTATATTAGAATAAAAGCATTTACACAGGAAGCCATCGATAAAGCATTAAAATTGTTTGAAAGTGTCAAATTTTGTGAAAATTGTGAAGTAACTACGAACACCTTCTAAAAAATATACGCCACAAAAGATTTTAGCTTTTTTCTCATTTAATATATAACAGAAAAGCATTTGTATATTATGGACCAACAAAAGAAAAACCAATTAAAAATTGGTGCTATTATCGCTGTGATAATAATCGCAATAATCATTTATTTTATCATAGTTAATAAAGAGAATTATTATGAAAATGCAGCTGGATCATGGGGTGTACCTGGTTTCAGGACAAAACGCTGGTATTTTAGAAGACCATATGTAAATAGAACGAATTTTAAGAATTCATGGAATTGTAATCAGGGAACAGATATAGTCAGTCCAATTGATGATCCGAGTAAATATTATTGTCAAAGATGGGACCCAGCTATAGGAGATTATTATCACTACTTGGGAGAAAAGAACTCCAACGAAATGTGGGACGGGAAATATTTTGACAAACAGCATATAAGTTATCTGGGGGCGAGCGAGTATTAATTCGCTGTATCCGATACCTGCATGTAATATCCAAATTTATTATTAATTAATTTTTTCTGTCATCAATGAATTTTACGTTTAATTAATAAATGTGGATGATATAATTATTAATGTTTTTTTTCGTATTTCCATTACTATAATATACTGACAAAATGGTAAGTGATCTTATGCAAAAAGTAAAAGAAAATAAAGGATGCGCTGTAATAATCGCAATCCTAACAATATTGATATTGATTGTGTTCGTTTACGGAATCGTATGTTTATTAAAAGACGGTCTTGCACAACCAATCCCACAAGCAAGACAATATATGAATCATATATGGGGTAACGTACAACCTTGGGTTGGGCATCCTGATGCCGAATTAAGAGCATTAAATATAATGAATTCAGGACCAGGTGTTAGATTCTATACTAACTCTGCACAAGGACTTGGATCTGACCAAGGTAGATTAAATTACGCCGGCTTAGCAGCTCAATTACATGGATTAACAGACAAAGAAAAATTTATGTTGTACTACCCTTATGTTGATACACCACAATATCCGTCTGCAATTGTAAATGACCAAACACCATGGAACCCTATGGCATATTTAGATGGGGAATTAAACGTGGTCTAATTTCTTCCGGTTGTGAAAAAATAATCAAATACTATTTTTTTGAAATGTGTATTCCACAGTGCTGACAATGTCGTATTTTTTCTTGAAATGTCTCTTAAACCAATTTTTCTTTTTAATTTTACATAAGCACATTACTTTAAATCCATAATTGTCATATACTTCCACGGTACAATATTTATATTTGTTAGATGATAAAATATCAGTTATTTTATTTAATGCATCATGAGTATTGATTGTTTTTTGTTTTAATAATTTTTTATCACTTCTACAAGTTTTTTTGGTTTCTGTAATTTCAAATTTAGTGTCAGAATCTATCTCATCAAAAACTGCCGAATAATTATCATCTTTAGGAATACCGCTCATTACATAAAAAACATATTCAATTTTCATATATATGTGCGTCTAGGATCATTTTATCATTGCTTCTAAATATGCCATAGGATTCCACGGATCTTTTTGGTCAGATCTAATCCCTTGTGCAGAAGTAGTATATAATCTGACACCTGGTCCTGAATGCATTACGTTCAATTCTCTCGATTCATCATCAGTTCTCGTCCTCCGTGGTTTACATATACTCCACATGTGAGTCGTATATTGTCTTGCATGTGGTATTGGTATGTTTGAAACGTCACCAAATGAAATATCGTCAAATATTGTAATTTGACAACCCTTATTTATGTCAGATATATTACATCCATTTGGACATTGCAACATTCTTAAATTACTAGTTTTTAAATAAATTATCTCTTCTAAAAATATGTAGTTCACGCTGGTTGGAATATTACAATTGTCCCAATAATCTTCTAAAAATAAAACTACAGTGTTTTCTGGTATACTATGACAACTGTGCTTATTATAATGATATTTTGGAAATATTGTGTAAAAATATTTACTGTTGTCAAATGGATCACTGTATTCAAAAATGATTCTTAATATGTCTATGTTCATTTGTTATTATACAAAAAATATAACTGTCTAAAATATAATTACCTCTTATGTTTCAAAGGCTTTTCGTTAGCAATCTTAGTTGCTGCTTTTTTAGAAAATCCGAATCTCATAAATACTTCTTTGCATGTTTCTGTTATTCTTCCGTTATTATCTAACTTACGCTGTGTCATAATATATGAGAATAATATTGACTGATATTCATATTGAATTGGTTCTTTCTTTTCATTATATGTTAAAATTGGTTTGAGATTCAGTCTGTATAAGATTTCCATGAAACTTTCCATTGTACCACTTTTTTTCGGAAATAATGGAAGCAAGTTTTTCATATCAAGTGCATCATACAATACTCCTTGCCTGGTGTACATTGTATCAAATGAATTCAATGCAAATTTTACTGCAGGATACAAATCACTTGCAATTTTATATTCGCTGACATCAATAACTTCTCTATCAGAACTCATCATATACAAATAACAGAGGTTGTTAGACCAAAATAATAATCGTACTGGAATATCTACGGTATTATCTTTGGTCTCGTTTACATCTTCTGTTGATAACAGTAATTTAACAATTTCTTGATTTTTTTTGAAGCAGACTGGACTGCGACGCTCGGTCTTTGACTTCTTGAATTTAGTTTTTTTTGTTGATTGGCTCATTGTATATTGATTATATGACCATATATCTTCAAAATAACTTCTCTATTTTTAATTGCAATTGATTTTGAAATCCATGATTTGGATTTATTATGCTTCGTTTTGATTTAACGTAATCATAAACATGCGAATATATTTTTCTTTTGGCAACCGACTTATCGTCCAATATTGAATGTTTTGATTCTTGCAATGACAGAATATATTTACGCATTAAATAATACAGGATTATTGTTGAACTACGAGATATTCCCGCGGTACAATGTACCAATAAATGTTCATTTTGTTTTGTGATGTGTTCGTTCATGACCACATATGCGGGAACCATGTGTTTACTGATATTTTCATTGGCTAAATCATCGATATATATGAAATAATGTTTTATTCCCAGCTTGTTATACATTTTCATTACAGATTTAGGTTTTTTATTTTTATTGAGACATATTATTGCTTTGATTTTATTTTTTTTTAACAATACTTCGTTGCATGATACTTGCCAATCTGACAGATATAGTCTGTCTGTTATTTTGGACATAGATTTTAAATCTTCAATAGCGCCCATAGTTATTTGAATATACATTTTCCATTCTAAAATAAAAATTGATGAGTTCAATGAATTAACACAATGTTTGGGAAAAATAAATCAAAATTATTGACGAATGATATTTACCTTCGATGCAAAGATTATTATCATGCTGTGAAATTTTTACAAGCAAAAAAAGTTAAAATAACAACATTAGATATTTGTGTTATTATTAATAACAAAGACCAAGAAAAAAAATACAATGAAACAATATCTATTTATGATACAAATATGTATAAATATGTGCCAACTGATATTGCTGAAGATGCCTTATATGTGATATCAAATTCATATATAACTGGAGATATCATTAAATGCAGAGACAAAATAGAATGTGATAACGGAAGAATGTATTATTCTATGGTATCATATGGTAGCGGTGGTAATAATATTATAGATATTCAAATAATGCCGTCTAAAATAGAAGACAGTTTGGCAATAGATAAAATACAATATAATGGAAGATTCCGTCACATAAATTTGAAATTCAAACTAAATCAAAAACAAACCCTGACAATTATCAAAATGTCAAACAAAATCAATAATTACAGTAAACCATCAGTAACCTCAATAATCAAATCAATAAAAAAGAAATTGGTCAATGATCAACATCCCAAAATACTGGAATAAATTGATTTAATTAATTTGTAACATATTGTTAATCCAAAACAGCTTGATATACATCCGATTATCAATAACACGATTCCCCATCCATTTGTCGATGAATCAACATAGTTCCAGGTGCCGTCTATATATGTTCCTTTTTTGGTTTTACTGAACCAACATGGCGCAGTATTTATATTACTGTTATCGAGCGCCGTTTGTGCTGATTTTTTATTTGATTGTTTTTCAAATATCTGTAACTTATATGAGTCACCTTCTAATACCGCTGTTACATTATAAACCAATGTTTGATTGGTTATATATTTATCGCTAACAATGCATGTTCCTTTAACATCATTATCTAATTGTGGTCCATTATATCCATTATATTTACTCACCATCATTCCTCCGTAAATTAAACATAATATTGTTCCTATTATTATTGACAACAAAATACATATTGCTCCAAATACAATGCAGTTCAGTGCTTGTTTATCATGTTGACTTCTAGTTCTCATTTGTAATTACTTCAATTAAAAAAATCAATTTTTAACCGACTATTTGAGTTGCCGTTAATAATGATAAACAACAAAATTTCATAAACCCACAGCAAAATAATAATATTCCAACTATCAATAACACGATTCCCCATGCATTCGTTGATGAATCAACATAATTCCAGGTGCCGTCGGTATATATGCCTTTTTTAGTTTTATCGAACCAACATGGCGCAGTGTTTATATTACTGTTGTCGAGCGCAGTTTGTGCAGTTTTTTTATTTGGTTGTGTTTGTAAAATTTGTAAATAATTGTTATTTTCTTCTAATTTGGCTGTGACATTGTAAACTAATGTCCAGTATGATTCTATTTCTGTTATATATTTTCCTGTAACAGTGCACGTTCCTTCAATATCGTTGTCTAATTGTGGTCCAGTATATTCATTATAATCACCCACCATAATTCCACCGTAAACTAAACACAATATGGATCCGGTTAATAATGATAACAGAATACATAGCCATATGCTCCCCGCACAACAAGCTACAGTATTTTCTTGAGAATTTGTCATAGTTATATTTTGTCTTAAATAATTTGCGTCTGTTGTAAATTGATTTGATTCTATTTTGATTTGATCCTGATTCATAAACGGTTGTAATTAATATCAGGTAAAAAATCAATTTTTATTCATAATCGATTTTAGGTTTGATTCTGTAACAGATTATTTTTGTCAGTATATTCTACTAAATCTTCTGTCTTATTGGCGATGTTGTTTATTAATACATCAGTTTCACCTTTTCCAAATGTTCCACTTCCTTTTATGTTTAAAACTTGATCCTGCATTTGATTAAATGAATTAACCATATTATTTATATCAACATCAGTGTTTCGCGTCATTCGTCCCGTTCCGTCATCAGTGTATATTCCGTCATTAACTGGTCTTTGTAAAAATTTGCCTTTCTTTTTACCGGCAAATACTATTAAAATCACAACTATAATGATAAATGCGATAATAGATATTCTTCCATAAAGCACCTTTTTATCTTGTGGTTTTTTGTCGTCTTCTGTCATGGTCTATATTCATAGATGATATTGTTTAAAAAAGAAAAAGAATAGCATTAAGAATAATATTGTGCCACCATTTTCAAAAGATCTCTATGAATATATTTAGTTAATAACAATATAATGTTGTTCTTGGATCCATTCACATACCGGTTTGCCAGACTCGTGTCTTTTATAATACTTTATAAAATGTTTGGACCCATTGTCAAAATGTTTGTTCAAATCTATATCATATTTAATATCTGTCATGTTGTTTGTACATTTTAAATATTTTCAACTTTTATATTCCAAATACAAAATTGAATATCTATGAGGATACACTACACTCATACAACAATGAACACATTAAACCAAATAACAAAATTATCAAAAACAATAAATTGGCACACATTAAACAAAGAGTCTGATTCTAAGTATACATCATACAGTAAAGTTGTGGACCAGATAACTGAAAGTGTATTTTACGATACTGGTTTACGGTATCACGCATCTCCTGTCAAATTAGAAATTGGAGATTATTTAAAACCAATGGGACACAAAAAACTGTTATATGCTACTAAATGTCCTAACCTCGCCGTATTATTCGCCGGCAATGCTCAGGACACAAAAACAAAAGAAATTTATACATGGGGTGATCAACATTTTGCTCTTGGTTCTATTTGTGAATGTAAATGTAAATGTTCTCCAGAATGTTTTGACAATATGCATTGGCATATAATAGAAAATAAAAAAGGAATGGTAGATAAATTCTTCAAGGAGAAAAAATGTTATTTATATGAAATTGATTCAGACGGATTCGCAAGTGTAAAATCTGGATTAATTGATTTTGAATTTGTAAGTGTCAAGAAAAAACAAATAAAAAGAAGAATAGATATTTCTGATATATGGAAGTATATTAATAACAGAATTGAAGGGTTGATCATTAAGTTACATGGAAAGATACCTTATGTTGTAAAAAATAACAAACGAGAACTCAATTTATAACAATTTAATTATTTATAAGAACTCTGACATAATCATGGGATTCCATGCATCTTCCGTCTAATTCTAAATAATATTTTCTGGGTAAGTTACAATCATTGCAAATTACATTCTCTAAGTCTATTTTTTTATCACACTGCTGACAGTTCCATATATACATATCTCTCAAACAATTAATATTTCCGCAAAACTTAATTTTAGTTTTTTTAAACTCGTTTATTTTACAATTGTTCAAATAATCACAATGAATGCAATAAGTGACTACTGTTTCAGAATCATAAACAAATCCATTTACTTTTGATAAATTAATCATTTCACCATTTTTAACGACAGTGTCAAAGTTTTGTTCTTTATTTTCCAATATAATCCATGTGTTATTTGGAATGTTATTATCTTTTTCATATATATTTGATATTAATTTGTTGATTGATTTGGGTTCTTCAATGACAATCACAATGTCGTTAAAATTGTCTCGCATGTCCTCAATATATTTGATTTCAATATCATTAAAATTGTCTCGCATGTCCTCAATATCTTTGATTTCAATATCGTTAAAATTGTCTCGCATGTCCTCAATATCTTTGATTTCAATGTCGTTAAAATTTCCCCGTATCTCAAATTTTTCATCTATAGGATTAACTGTGATAATTGGTTTGATACTTTCAGTTAATAATTTATTGAAACATGGAGTCAAATATGGGATAGTTGAAATAATACATTCTGTTGATGTTCCCAATATAAACATATTTTCATCTGCTGTAAAAATAGGATCACCGAATTTTACTGTGTCAATGCGATTATTTATTTGTTTTGGTTTCCATAGAAATAAATTTTTAACCTTATCGTTTGATAATATTATTTGAGGATACTCACATTCGTCAACAAAAAGTAAATATGCTTTAATTTTAGTATTTGTTTTTTGTTTGTATAATATTTTGACAGTTTTATCTTTGCACAAATTATACACTGTGTCATCAATTTTAAGATTTGCAACCGTTTTGATTCCAGTGGTTGTCAATATGCGATTGTTGCCATGAACACAATCAGTTATGTAAATATTATCATTCATATTTAAAACTATTCTATACAAAAAAAGATAGAATCAATTTTTAAAATAGGACCATTAACAGAAATCCTCAAGATAATCATCGCTTGCATCATCTTCATCCCACTTCTTACTGCTGTCATATATTTTCTTTCCTTCTTTGTGACAGTAATTCACTTTATCATAGAGAAAATATTGATATTTGCTCCAATACAAAAGTTCTTTTTCTTCCGTTGGAAATTTATCTAATTCTTGCACTATTCCAATTATTGCATTTATTTTTGGTTCTAATGAGTCTATGTAGCCGTATTTTGGCATCAGTTCTTTGGTGTTCTCTTTCATTAATTTATAAGGAATAAACCCCGCACAATTATCTGGTATTTTATATTTGAGCTCGTCTTGATTTAAAAATGGCCCAATATATTCAACTCTGTAAGTTTTACTTTTTACATTGCACACCATTTTTTCAAATTCTTCTAAATTTACGTTTCCAAAATCTATGGCAGATTTATTCTCGTCGGTTTTCTTTTCATTCATGACAACAATTATACCAGCTGCTAGCACCTTTGTACTTTTGCATTTGGTTCCATGTATTGTTGTATTATACCTACGAGATTTGAATTTTAGTTCGCTCAAGGGACACACTCGATAACATGCGTCATAGAATATACAAACATCACACATTCTGATAGTATCAAGTCCGGCTTTAACTTGGGGTACGTAATGTTTTGGAATAATTCTTCCTGGCATTCGGCTCCAAGGACATTTAAATTCAAATAATACTAATATTTCTTCAATATCAGAAAAATACTTCTTCAAAAACTTTGGAACTCTCATTAACGAGACTCCGTCTGGACTATAACGTTGGGTTTTAATTAAACCGGGAATACTACCTGATTCATAAATTTTACAACTATATCGCCGCTCGCAAATAGCTATAGAAACATCTTCAAATATATGTCCCCATGTACAATATAATGTTTTAATATTTTTAATCCTTGCTCCACATTTGTAAAGTATAAATTCGTGAATGGTTTCATAATATGAGTTTTCATATTCCACGATATACATTTCACTGCCTCCAACTCCCAATTTTCTCTGGGCAAGCCATTCTGGCGTTCCCTGTTCCGCAAGATTTTTATGTTTTTCTACGAATTTCTGTAATTTTACCGATTTAGGTGTTTTTTTATCATTGATTATGTCCGTTATTTTGTCGATTAAATATTCTAGTTCATCGACTTTATTGACCGCTTGTTCAAATAATGATTCCATTATGAATTAATTATATATAATTATTTCGGTGTTCCTTTCTCGTGTTAATTGAAAATTTACTCTGTAAATTTATTTATGAATAGATTATATTTTGTTATTATAAAATGTTTAACTATTCAAATTATAAAAACAGAGGGCCAAGATTAAGGCCTCTGCTTTTAAACATATGGATAATTAGATATTATAGTTACTCATGAGATTATTTCACAATCTTGACACAAAATTTACCGAATATTTCGGAATGGAATCCAAAAATTCTTATGAAACATGGGAATATATAATTAATAACGGTATCACTGAAGATATTGTATGGGAAAACAAAGAAGAATTATTAGAAGATAAATGTTTAATAACAGCAATATTTCAGACAATAGAGATAACAGACGACCGTATATGGGAATACATAGAAGACGTATTTTACACCAATAAATCACTGTTATATAATATTAAATCTCATCAAAAACATTTTAAGAAATGTAAACAAAATAAATTTGAATATCGTGATCCAACGATATATATGAAAAAATATGAGTGGTTTGACGCACGAATTAACAAATGTATTCATTGTCAATGGAATAAAATACAACCATATAATGATGTCGAACTGATCTCATGTTACAAACACAACAAAAATTCAATAATCAAAAAAATAATAGAATTATTTCGCGTTTGTAAACCGAACGAAAGTGATTTGTCTGAAATAAAAAATTTGCATAACTATATGTTGTATTCCGATGAAATGTTGTTCAATAATCCAAATATTGTATCGTCAATAGATAATGTTCATGACCACGTATTATATGAATTATTTAACAAAGATATTGTTCGCATAATAAAATCGTATTCTCATACGCCATGTCCTTACTTCGAGCTAATTGATGATTTAGAAATTGATTCTGATAATTTATAAAAATGTATTTTCCATTATTTTATAATTTGGATTCCGGATTAATGGACACATTGGGATTTACAGATGATTACAAATATCTCCTATTTATTTCTAGATGTTCGGCTGATATATCAGAAGATTTTGTTTGGCATTATAGAAAAAAAATATTTAAAAAAACATTATTAGACAATGAAAATCGTAAAGTTCACCACGAAATTATGTTATTTAGAAGATTAACATATTGTTTAGATATTGGTGCTGAAGAAGAACCGATAGGAAAATTATGCAGATACTTCATTGATAATGTGTGTTATAAAAATATACCAACAAAACGAACGTTAAGAGGTTCCATATATGGTTTTATGTGTAATAATCGCAGTAGTTCCCATAGAGGTAACAAAAAATGTAGCAAAAATGAGTGTAAAATGAGCGATGGATTTATACGTCAAATAAAGAATATATATCCCTGGAAAGGAATTATAAAAATGTTAGATTCACGTATGTGTTTGCGGTGTAATTTTGTAAATATGAAGTACATAAAATCACAATTTGATCCCAAATTTGTTGATTGTACCGAACATTTAGGGTACTATACACTTGACAATCGTATCAAATATTTTTATGATAAACCAAAAAAAAATAAGAATGTTGACACATGTTTGAACATCATAAATATTTTCCGATTTGACAAACCTAATTTGGAACTGATTAAAAAATATTATAAATATATTAAATTTGCTGATGAAATGTTGTTCTTTAATACCAACGTTTATAACTCAATACCAGGTTATCACGAACATGTGATATATAATTTATTTCCTGATATTATTGTCAATTTAATCAAACTGTATCTCACCACTCTGCAAAATTAGCGAAAATTACGAAGAATTAACAATAACAAGACTACATCATTGAAATTAGAGCTATTGCGCCAACTGCAACTCCGGCAAGTATTAATCCGTTTTGAACCTTTTTTTGATCCATTACGCGTTTTTTACGTTGTCGGAGTTGTGTTCGTTGTAATTGCCTTATTTGTGCTTGTTGTGTTGCTAATTTCTTGTCGGCTTCTGCTTTTGCGTCTTTAACTATACCCTTTGCTGCGTCAACAGCTGCTAAAGTTGTATATCCTGAATTGTATCCTCCATAATATGGGTAACCACCATAGTAACCGCCCCAAGGATAACCACCATAATAACCTCTACCCCATCCGCCTCTTCTGTAACCTCCTCCGTGTCTTCTTCCGCCTCGACCACCGCGTCCGCGTCTACCACGAAATCCACCTTTACCTTTCTTTCCTTTGCCTTTTCCTCTCATACCTTCTCTTTCATATGTGCAATCTTCGTCGCTATCACTATGCATTTTTTAAATATTATTTATATTCTCATAGCGACAAAAAATATGACTAATACACATATTCTAATTATTAAATGAATTATTGAATGATTCAGCGTTGTCCGTTTTTTTATGTTTTAATTTATCTTTGGATATTTTATATTCAATGACAGCATATGTCAATTCATCAAATGATTCATATATTTTATGACCAATAGTTGTCATCAACTTATAATAACAGTAACCCAGTCCGATAACTGATATCGAAGGAAGCAAAATTTTTTCAGTGAATCTTTTTAATCTTCTTTTAGTGTTTCTGAACTTAACCATTTTATATTAATATATTAATCTTCATCTTTTAATATAATTAAAAAAAATGAAATACAAAGTATTTCTACAACACTATCAGCAAGATTATAATGAATGTGCTGATTCGATATGGGTCATCTTTAGATTTGTTACAAATCGTTGAGAATCTAAATATATGCAAACCGGAAGACTGTCAATACCGAAAGGTGTTGGAGATCCAGTTTCTAAAAATGTAGTTCCCATTTGTGCTTGAGTTATACCAATTTGGGTTGGACTTTGTCTGGTTATGATAAATAAATCTTTGCTGTTGATTTCATTTCTGATACACTTTGCGTTTTGATATTTTGAATCAATTTCAGTTATTACAAATGTAATCACGTCAGCCGCTATTGTGAGAGGATATGATCCAGTTGCAGTCAAAGTTATATTTGATATTGATCCCACTATATAATCTATTCCACGAGTTAGAGTGGCGTTAATAGAGCCACTTACACTAACAGTTTCATTATTGCCGCCTATAGTTAATTCACCTGGTGTAGGAATATTTATTATCGTTGCTCCTGCAGGATTAAGAGCACTTCCAATTGTATCAGTAAACGTTTGTGTTTTCATTGGAGGTCGGATCTTGAAATTACGAAAATATACAATATCCCCATCGTAAAGGTTATGATTAGACCCATTGACAGTGTTAAACAAAACTGGATCACTAGCATAATCTGACGCAACAATAAAATTCATGCAATCAGGATCAAATGTAATTGGTCCATAAGTATCAAAATATTGCAACGTCAATGAATTCAAAGTTGTAACAGGTTTTTCAAACTTATACTTTCCCCAATTCATTATTGGAATTAATTTTATTTTATATAAAGGAGGGTCCGGATCAGAACGACTATTGGCCAATTTAGTATCAGCATCATAAGCGAAATGATAACGACGTCCTTTTTCTCTGATATAAGCTTGGGCAGAAAATTCTTTTATTAGCACAAATATTTTTTTGTGAGTGTCGCTTACCCAACGATCGTAGATAGGAATACATGTTTCTGCCGTTTGTATTTGTACAATATCTCGGATAGATTGCACAGAGTTTACAGATCCCTGACTGGAAACGGGCAGTGATGAAAAATCCCAACTTTTTAACATTGTTCCATCATCTGTCAAAACACGATTTAATGTATCTAGGTTCAAATATGCGCTACGCTTCAACGCATCAGGATTAAGTGCTGTTTGCAGTTCGAATGGTTCTTTTAAACCCATAAAACTAGCGACTTCCATTGATGGCAAAGGTACATTCCTTTTGTAATCAAGCGGTTCAAGATCAAACCCAGTTTTAGCGCTAAATGTTGAAAGTGGACGGGTTTGATTAGTTTCAGCACGTCTTCCAATTTCTTGTTTTAATAAATCTTTCACATTAATCCCGTAATTATAATCGGCATAAGTTTGATTATATTTTGCAAGAAAATCTTCAGCTAATATTTCATTAAAGTTATTTAATGGTATCGGTTGATAATAATATTGGGTTGCTGGCATATTTTTTAGAAATTCAAATAATCTGTTCCATGTTGCCCGATCATTTGGTATTTTAGATATTTTTGTTATTTTATGAAATACATCCCGAAGAACTTTTTGATCTATCAGATAACGTTTAAATGCGGCGACACTATTAAAATCAGTGGTCAACGGAATATAAGGTTTACTTTCAACCTTCTTCTCCGGTTTGTAATATTTTCTGTTAGTTGACATTCTAATATATAACCTCTTATACAAATTCCCACATATTTTTTTAAATTAATCATCTTACGCCTTCATGTTGTTTCTCCGTTCATTCGATAACCTAGCGGTTATCTCCATCACTCAGAGAAGCCAACCGGCGCGCTAATTGGCGAGGCTCCGCCTCTTTTCACGACCATAAATTAATAACAGTAAAAAAAACAGAACCGCAGGTTCTGTCATCAATTGGCTTCTCTGAGTGATAGAGATAACCGCTAGGTTATCGAACGAACGGAGAAACAACGTGAAGGCGTAAGACTATTCGACGATCCGGTAATATACTGATATACCAGAAACCATGCTCTTTCGGGTAATTTTACAAATTTGCGCTTTTTGAGCTCCGA